TCGTCACACTCTTCTGATGTGTCGAAAGGGCCAAACACTGTAGTCCTCCAATGCAGCCACTCCGAGTCGAAGGTACGCACGGTCACCACGTAGGACTGCCCGGCCACTGGAATATCCTTCAGCGGGTAGAGCCGAATCCACAACGCCCGACCACGATAGTCTCTCTGTACCCGTACTCGCGCAAGGCGCTCCGTATCATCCATTACATCCTGGCTATACCAGTCCTGTGTAAAGTGGCCCGAATCCCACGGGTCTTTAGGTTCATCCCTCTTCGTAATCACATTCACAATTACCCTCCTCTTCGCTAATTTCCATAACCAGCCCCACAGCTTCGAAGGCCGCGCCTAGTGTGATCCATGTTGCAGCCATTTCTCGCATAGATGCTGTCATCCCAGCGAACACACCCTCAAGCCGTTCAAAGTCTTGTACCCAGCGAGCCAATATCTTTGCACGCTTGTGTCGTTTGACTACCCCCGGCATCGAGATGCCCACAAACATGAAAGCCAAAGCAGCCACCACCCACAGTATTAGAGAGGCCATTACTCATCCAAGTCCGAAAGGTCCGTCAACCACAGGGCCGTATCACGGCGAGAGTAGTGATCGTTCTCCGGAGTCTGCAGTGAGTCCCACGTATCCGCCGCCTCAAGCAGTACCTCTTTACGGTGCTCAGCTTTCCATGCACGGAACTCCGGAGAGCCCATGAAGAGTGCGACTTCTAGGCGGTCTTCGCCTCTGATGCCCATCAACAGCATCACAGTGTGCGCCACATTCAGAGCCTCCCCTAGTTTTTCCGAGGGCAGCTCTATGTTGGTTGTTAGATCATTCGGGTCCATAAACACAGTCTACAGGACCTCAACAATAAATGTCAAGCCGAATACTTAATCAGTGGAATTCCCGCCCCTATAGCTAGACCAGCCGTGTGCGTTGCGCCCTTAGACCCGTCCTTAATGAACGCCACACATACGGTAGCCCCGAGCTTCACCATCTCCGAGTTGCGTATGAATCCCGCACTCCGACCCAGTGACCAGTTGGCCGGGTGCCGCTCCACCTCAAGGCCCTCCCACTCGCACACCATCTCTGCTATGCTGTCCGCTCCGGTAGGGCACGCTCCAGAGACGAGAATAAAATCCCCCAGGTTCTCTCGCACGTCTAGGAGTTCTGAGAGGATTACGTCCACCCACGGCCAGTCCCGCGATCCCGTTACGAGGACCCGAGGTTTACTAGAGTTCGAGCCCGCCCCGGAAGCCATCAGAATACCCGCCGCCCCAGCCGTATAACCTCTAGTGGTTTATCTCTAAGCACGCCTATATCCTCCCACACTCTAGATCAGAAGTCAATGATTTCTTCGTAGGTATGATCAAATATGCCGCTCTTACAAGGATAAAACTCTCCCTCTACACCTTTGATGATCCAGTCACCGATATCGGCTCGCATCACACCCTCAAGGGTCGGAATGAATAAAGCCACAGGTCCGTTCCCACCCTGAGTGTTGCGTGCGTACGCGTCTCCACCAATCCAGTTCACGATATCCTGGGCGCACATATACGAACCCAACCACATGGCCTCGATCTCGACCGGCTTCTTTTTGAATCGTCTAATCGGTTCCTTCATCTTCACTCTCAACTCTCTTCCCTCGCGTCTAGAAATTCTAAGGCATCAGCCGCGTCCTCGTTCGTCACAGTAACAATGGACTTGTATCCGTCTGACCTGGTGACTGATTTGGACGCAAGCTGAAGGTCGATAAGCTCCTCTCTCAGAGATTTACTCATTATCATTCCATACCCGCATAATAGCCCCCATTCGAGCAGCATTCTCTGCCCCCAGGTAGGCCGGAAGAACTTTACCTTGTATCCACTCGGGCTCCAGAATTTCTTCGATAGCGGCCAGCTTTGCCTCAGCCTCTTTGGCACGCTTCAGGTATTTCATTGCGTCGGCCATAACTTCCCGAGCATCAAATTCGCTCATTGCGTCCATCTCGTTAGACACGACCTCGCGGATATCCTCAGCCTGTTTGGGCGTGAGCACCACGGTCGTCTTGATTCCGGGCTCTCCATATTCACGCACGTTGAATACCGCTGTGCCGTCCATGTAGATGGTGGAGGTCGGCCCTAGTGGCCACCCTGCAGTTTGATAGTTGTCAATCATCGCGCTCGAATCCCCCTGTAGCGGCACCATGTTGTTCAACAGCGTCAAACAGAGCCCACTCTTTGCGGTCCATCACGGGACTACCCCCCTTGCTACTCTTCCACGCAACTGCTGCCTTCACAACCTCCTCAGCATTCATTGCCACAGCCTCCATAGGGACATTCTCGTCATCCATTGGTTCTCCTCCTACATACGCGCCCAGGAACACTCCTGTGTCCGGGTCATCAATTCGAGAGTACCGAAGTCCGGCAATCTCAACCTTCTCAGGCCATCGCTTCAGGTCTACTTCGACTCCGTTGAACGCTCCGCCTATAAAAACTACTCTACTCATTGCTCTCCCTCTGATCCTCGATGTACTTCAAAATCATCTCCAAATGGTTACGGTAGTCATCAGGCAGGTCGGACTTCAGAGTCTTATGAGCCACCTTCTCAGCCTCTCCGAAAGCCCCATTGCGCCAGAGTGCGTCCGTGTACTCGAAAGCTGCAGCCCAGTCGTAGACGTAACTGTAAACAAAGAGAATGTCGTCGGGTCGATCAGTGTTGTAAGCCGCGTAAGCCCACAGCCACGCGAGTCGAATGTTTCCAGCGATACGGTGGTGCCGCGCCAATTGGTGTGTGGCTTCAGCCCTAGACGGTCGAAGTTCCCATGCCGCCTCTAAGGTGAGCACTGAGTTCGGGTCCTCTAACCTCTCCTCCATGACTCCAGCCTGGAAGAGCGCCATATAGACTTCCTCGTCCCAGCCACCCATAGTGGCCCGAATGCGGTACGCCTCTGCCGCCCGTTCAATATCCCCGGTATCACGGTAGGACTGCGCCAGATAGAACACAGATCGTGTGTTGGTGGGGTCGTCCGCTACGTCTTGCTCCAGGAGCTTCACGTCCTGAGCATGTCGGCCTACACGTGACCCTCCGTCTGCATGGTGTGTCAGACGAATGTGATCAAAAGGTTTGCGGTTGAATGGTACGTCAGCGGTCATGTATTCGTGGACACGTCCCACGTAGTACCATGGAATTCCGGTTCGGGCCAGCATCGGGAGCCGGTGGTGATTGTCAATCAGGAGCAGTCCTTGCTCGGTATCGAACTCAGCCAAAGCTTCAAGGAGCCCGGGCTCATACTCTACCGTGAAGTCTGCGTCCATCATGAGCATCCAACCGTCTGTCATCTTGGTCGCTTCGGCCATGACCTGTGATCGGTTGTGCGCGAAGTCTACCCACGGCTTCTCCATGAGTTTGCCGGGCAGGTCCGAGAGCGCCGTGCGAATTACGTCCTGTGTTCCGTCCGTGCTCCCAGTGTCCAGGATGCACCATGAAGTAATGTGTGGACGCGCCGACTCAATCAGACGTTCGATAACCAGTGCCTCGTTCTTTACGATCAGCACTAGGCACAGGTCTGTAGGGTTAGTCATTGTTCAAATCATCTCTTAGACTCACTAGCGTCTCCATCAATTCTTCATTCGTCATTGTTCTCCTCATTTCGTGGTATCAAGTATACACCACATCGCTCGCAATAGATGTCATCGAATGGGTTGTCAACCGGAATGACCAGCCTACACCCCAAGAATCTACAGACCAGATTGACCATTGAGTTCCCAGTCCTCGTCTGCAGAGTCTAGTGTAGTCACGTATTTGGGCAGGCCTTTGTACTCCGCAATCTCCCTCTCTTCTTCCGTCTCACCATTTGTCGCTTCAGCCACCTCTTCACCGGCCTCGAAATTTTTCTGCATGATAAACAAGCAGTCTATTGCTGAGTCGGATATCCAGATTTGATTGATAAACGGGAAAACTGTAATAGCATGTCTGTGTCCACACGGACCGGACAGCCACTCTACAGTCTCTAGCATGCTCTGCCGTGAGACTAGGGTTACTTTGTTGGTGATCTCCCCGAACGGGGGTGGAAAGTTGGAAGACATCTCAGCCCCTAATTCACGTAGCAGACAGAGGAGGAAGCAGCCACAACAGCGTCAACCCCCAAAGAGATGATCAGAGACAAGAGGATAATCCCTCCAAAAGAGAGGGCCAGTTTCAGAGAAGTGGGCCAATAGTGTTTGGATTTCCACATGCAGACTGCCCCACCAAGTGTGACCAAGATCACCACAAAGCCGAAAACGATTGCGAACACACCCAGAAAAGTTGTCATGTCTATACCCTACCAAACTCAACTAAAGGAGTCAAGGGTTCACGCACAACTTTCACGAACAAGTTCTTGAGGCCGAAGGTCTTCACGTCTAGTTCGTGTGCTTCGATGAACAGCTCCTCAGCTGTGCTGTCTGTCCGACCATACGTGTGGCCCTCGTGCACCCCCTCCAGGAACAGCTCCCGAAGGTCCTTATTGCTGAGCCAGTTGGAATCTGATTCGTAGTAGTCTACCTCATAGGAACCTAGCAAATAATCCTGAACACGACCGACCGCTATTCCTCGTTTATAGGAGTCGCTTTCAGCAAGCCAACGCCCCTCAGTAACCATGAAGTCATATCGAATTTCGTCCATTGTCAGGGCCATCATTGTACATCCTCCCACGTAATGCTGCTCCAGTATAAATCTGTTCGCTCGTCAGCGGTAAGATCACACTGGCAGTAATAGGTGTGGAGCTTACCGTGTTTGCCGTCAGACCCGAGTGGCCGCAGACGGTCAATCTCCCGGATAAGTTCTGAGATCATCTTAGCTTCGTAGCTTTCAGGACCTCCCGGCTCAGCGTAGACCTTGTGTTGGGTCTTGCACATAAACTCGCGCAGCGTCTTGAGATTACTGATCTGAAGTCCATCCATCGGAGGCCCCCTCAAAAACTACGAGTGCCGCTGTAACCATCCGGGCCAGCATCTGCTCGCCAACCGGCCATTCAGTCTCTCCGTCACCAACCAAAGGTGTGTGTGCGGGATCGAGTCCGGCCTGGATCATTTCTTTCCGGAGCCTAAACTCTAGCTTCTTCTTCATGAACGCGTATGTTAATGTATCCATGCCTAAAGTCTATAGGTAGATACCTGAAAAGTCAAGCACTCCCGGCGGCTATCTGTATGATGGTGATGATGTCAATGATGATCCACACGATGGCGAAGACTTGCCAGACGACTGCGGCCACCCACGCGAAGAAGATAATAAATCCAGCCAGCCAGGGTGCATCAAACGCCCCGCCCAGACCGATACCTAGGACCATTCCGATCCAGACGATAAGCACCGCGACAACTTCACGGAGAAAGAAGAGCACGATTGCTCCGACGACTGCACCAGTTAGGGGGTCCACTATTTGTACCACACGCTTTCGATGTCCTCCGCACCCAGCTTCAAGGGGCGGGGGTATGCGTCTTTCCAGGAGTACGTGTCATTGTTGATGCTGAACTCGCTGGCTCGGAATTTGACTGATATTCCACTCTTGTAGTGGATGATTACTTTATGCCGTCTTTTAAACATGAAACAAGTCTAGCAGACATCCAATGAGATGTCAAACTCTTTGTCCAAGTCGAAGTACTTTTCAACTACTCCGGTGCCCCCGTAGAACTCGATTCGAACGTAGGCCGGGTTGTGCAATCCCAAAGAGAGAACACAATCCCGACCTCCAGTCTCAAACCGATGGATGACAAGATACTCAGCATCAACTAAGTAGTCGTCAACCATCATCGACCCTTCACTGTCGGTTCGAACCAGATACCACGATCCACAGCTACTCGAAGGTAGTCGGGGTACGTTCGAATCAAAAGCTCCATAGACGCAGTCGAATCGAACGCGAACATCTTGCCTAGCTCCACACGGATGCGATCCGTGGACACCGACTCCATGCTGTCAATAACACTCAGGACTTGCATGGCGTGCGCGAGGTCCTTATCAATCTCCATCGCTTTCGTAACAGAGAACCTAAGTGCCCGGAAAGCTCGGAGCGGGTCTTCACGTAGACGATCCATAGGATCGCCCACTGCGCGAAGCCGTCGATACTGCAGGTCTTTCACACCTCCGAAGAGGTCGATGACTTTGCCGGACTCGTCCATCGCTAAAGAGTTGATGGTGAAATCTCTCCGCCTCAAGTCATCTTCGAGGGTTCCGACCTCCACAAAGTCCGGTCTACGACCATCAGAGTAAACGCCGTCCTTTCGGCAGATCACGTAGTCAGCGACTTGCTTCCCTTTCCGTGCACGAATCACACCGAAGTCTTCATGCTCAAGAAAGATAGTGTATCCTTCATCCTCAAGCCAGGACTTCATAGCAGAGAAGCTGGAAGCAACGACCGAATAATCAAGGTCCTTAGGGTCAAGACCCAAAATATGGTCTCGAACGGCACCACCAACTAGATACGTCTTAATCTTTTCCATACTCAATAGTCTACAACACGGCAGAATGAAAGTCAATAGAAAGTCCCGCGAGTGTATAAGCACCCCGGGACTGTGACCGGCCCAACTGAAAGATAGGTTATCAGGACTCTTCAGTCTGGTCAACATCCTCTATGTCCTTGATCGCATCCAGGAGGTCGTCAAAAGATGTCTCTCCCATGATGCTCTTGATTTTGGAGGCCATACCCAGAGCGAGCATTTCCTTCACTGTGCTCTGGAAGTCTTTCGAGGTGATGAACATGCCGAAGAGAATAACTCTCCATCCGAACCAGTCGCGCACCCCCTTTACGAGAGAGTCCTTAGGGAGGTCTTCGTTTGTCTTTGTCTCATCTGTAGTAGTCATGGGGATAGTCTACACGGTTTCGTCAGAAGTATCTATAGGAGGGGCCCAGATAGGGTTAGACTCTTTTTGCAACGGGTCAGGGAGGCGGCTCATATCTTGTCCGCACGTCATGTAGAGCTTCTGCCCCATCTTGAATTTAAACTCGTGCATCGTTCCGTCTATCTCTGCATTGCCGTAGATATGCTTAACAAACATCCGGTCCACCTCCAGGTACTGAACGTCTGCAGGACTATCAATCACGTAGTCAGGGTCGAACGCCTCCGATTTTCGGCAAACACCCTTCATCATCTCTTGACTTTCGTCGGGCTCTTGTCCAATGTCTTCCATGTCTCAAGTCTACACCCGCCCTATACAAAAGTAAAGGGTCAACTAATAAAGGGAGGAACACACACTCTTTAGAATGTGCGTCCCTCCCACGGCCTATGTAGTCTTCGTAAGGGCCGATCCTAAAGTTTGTACCCTAGATTGTGCGCTGCCTGTGCAAACTGATCTCGCCTTCCAGCTGTAATTCTCTTGGACTTGTAGCGATTCAGAGACACAGTAGGGTCAGCTCTCATGAGACCCTTAATCAGGTCCTCATACTCCGGAACGCGTGAGTTGCTGACGACCACAAGGGCCGGAAGCTGGTCCTCAAGAGAAGCGGGGCGCGAGACGATGTTGTCTTCGTCCTCTTCATCTAGCCAGAAGTCGTCACACTCCTCGCAGCCCTCTTCACACTCGTCGCTGTGCTCTTCATCCTCGTACTCGTCCTCCACAACGATGTTGATAAGGATCGAAGGACCCTCGAATTCCTTCTTCTCCTCGTTGACACTAACAACCTCGTATCGGCACACGCGAATCTTCGCGGATGACGCATCGTGAGGTACGGCCACAACGTCACGCGGGTTTACGACAACGTCCCAAAGCTTCCTGGAGTAGCCTCTGGCGAAACTAAACGCTCCCACGTGGAGGCCAGTAGAGCACGCAGAGTTGCGGTTCTCGTCCACCATTGAGCGTGGAATCTCGATGATGTTTCCCACAGCGTTTGGTAGAAGACCATTCTCGTACTTGGTAATCACACCGTCCGGTGTGGTAACAATACCGTACCCCGCGTAGGTGGGGGTGCCATCATCCCAAGTGCTCTTGTACAGCGCGAGGTCTCCCTCAGGCGTGATCGTGATTCCGTGGTGGGTAACGAAGTCGTACAGGTGTTGACGGCTGACCTCAGATGGGTTCTGCATCAATTTTTCAAGGAAGGCCACGAAGTTCCTGAAGCCGCCCTCTTTGGCCGTCCCCTCTTCCTGGAGGATACGGATGATATGCGAGGACAGCGATCCATCAATGGGGTCGCCATCAAAGTAGAGGACGTTGCCCCCCGCAGTGACACGCTCAGAGAGACGAATCATCTCTGCTGCAGCGTTATCGAACGGTCGGATCATGTCTCGAATTTCTTCTTCCAAGATATCAAGGCCGCTCATGAGGAGATCAATGACATCCTCATAGTTCGCGTGGGACGAGTCGATGGCCACCGGGGCTCCATCGATAAGTACGATGGCTCCGTCAAACTCCTCGCTCGTCTGCTTACTGAAAAATACGGACATTGCAGGTACTTCCTTTCGTTTGTAGTTGGTATATATGTCTTAGGTTCTTATATGAGTCTAGCAGGTAGGGCCAACTCTGTCAACCCTACCGTCAGACTACTTTGCGATTTTGAAGTTGATGTACTCAACCACATCATCCGTGGTCGCGCTATCTTGTGCGTTCTTGAGTAGCGGAAGCTTGTGAAGGACATCTTCAGCCGTGGTGTCTCCGGCAATTGGAGCCAGTGAGAACAGGTCTACATCTAGTGATACGAATGCGCTCCTGCACCCCTCAAGGACCCGCAGGCTGTCCCGTACCTCTATAATACCAGAGCCCCCGGTTCGGTGGGTCCGGACTGAAGCACCCCAGTTGCGAACATCTTCGTTAGTGATCTGCAGCCACGCCGTATCACTGATCATACTCACCCACCCGGTCATAGGTAGAGCCGAGTCCTGCATGGCCTGTCGTGCCGCGTTGGTTACGCTAGCCTGGAGGCCCTCAACCAACGGCTCGATGATCTGTGTGAACAGCTCACCGGCGAGTACAAGGTTAGGCACCTGGGATGTGTAGGGCTTGGTGCTACGTCCCGCGTTCAGAATCAAAAAGACCACCTTATGCTCTTTCTGCAAGTGAAGCAACGTCCGATACAGTTCGGAATTCTGGTAGGCCCCACCCTTGGTGGAGAACAAATCAAGCATGGCCTCAGTGGGCCCACCGATCCCGCGCTGGATCAGTACGTGAGTGTCATCCGGCTCCAAGTTGTCAGCGAATGTCACGTACTCTCTGTAGGAACTGGAGTAGCCGTTGGCGTTGCCGGTCAGGATGATCCGACGAACCTCAAGTTCTGCAACCTTAGGTGCCTTAGGGGCTAGAGCCGCGTTTGCCCTACGCAGAGCGGCTGCTGCTAGACGGCGAGCCTCACGCTCAGCGGTGACCTCAGCCAGCATGTCTGTGGCCGATATAACCTCAGAGAAGGCCTGAGTAAACTCCACAGGGAGGTTTTTCAACTTCATTGAAGTGATGTAATACTGCATACCGATTGCGGTGTCACCGTGCTTGAGTTCCGCGAAGACACGCAGAGCATTGGCCTCCGGCGCGTGGACAGTAATTCCATTCGCCTGGTGGACGGGCTCTTGGGCACTGTGCACCAGAGTCGTGTGAGACTTGGAGAAGATGTAGGAGAACCCCGAACCCGAAAGCAAGTACCCGTAGTGCGTGTACTCACGAGACAAACGTGTGTTCGTCGTCCGAGCGCTGGACCAGATGCGATCCATCTTTGTAACCTCCGGGGTGGTCATAGAGTCGTGGTAGTTCATGGCAGTCGGACGAACCAATGGTGAGCCGTTCCATGTGTACTCGTGAGTGTTCAGACCAATTTCCGCAGCCTTCGCCGTCAACTGAAGGGCCTCACGAGCGGTCTCTGCCGCGTCCACCTCTTCGCCGTATTTGATGGACAGGAAATCTACCATAGCAGTCAACTTACTGGAAAGAAGTTCACGAGTGCGCTTGGAGTAAACCAGGGTTTCTCGTGAACGGGAGATATCAACTTCACCATTCTCAAGGTCCAGCACAACCTCCTGGAAGAGCCCACGGCGCAATGAGTAGTCGAAGTCGTCCGAAAGATTGCTGAACTCAATGTCGTAGACCACGCCGTGAACCAGGGCGATGCCACCAATGGCAGCGGAGTTTGTGCGGTCTGAGCGCCAGCCCACACCCTCGATGGGTGTGAAGTAGTCAGTGTCGTGGACTGAAACCGTGTTGGGGTGGCCGTCCAGCAGGACAGAACCAGCTGGGAAGCCCATGAGGAATCGATCCTTGTCGATGGAGAACTGGCGGTGCTCCGAGGTTGGGATGATAATTTTGACTCCGTTGGGGAGGTCTGTGTCCTCGTCCACAGTGACGAAGTTCATCTCCGGGTTGCCGTTAGAGCCCCGGCCAATGACTGCAAGGGAGAGCTTACCGTCCTTAACAGCTTGTACCGTATACTGCGCTGTCAGAGCCAACCCTACTTTGGAGCCGAGACCGAAGCCACCAATGTCATCGTTCGAGTCGCGCTTGGTGGACCAGCCGAACTGGCCGTACTGGCCGAGAGTGTACGAGTCCATCCCGGTACCGAAGTCTTCGATGATCAGCATCGGAGAGAGAGCGGACGGCAGCGAGACCTCAATAGGTCGCGTCTGGCCGCACTCTTTGTGGGAGTCCATGGCGTTGCTCAGGTATTCACGCAGAGCCGCAATATAGGGGGACGTGTAAATCCGGATCAGCGAGTCGAGGATGATACCGGAAGCGCCCGGATCAATCTGCATTGGAACGTTCTTAACGTAGGCGATGTTCCCGAAAGCGGCGACTGTGTTAGTAGGAAGTTTCATAGTTATACTCTACAGGCCGAAACCAGCAGTGTCAAGCCCATTATATAACTATTTTCCACGCAGTCTTTCGACTTCAGCAATGAGGGCCTCAATCAAGTCATGCACCGTGTATAGTTCGGCCTCTACCTCTTCCGCTTCCATGCGCCCGAAGGGTGTCTCTATCATTCCGAGCGGTCGGTTGGTTTCCGGCATATAGCCCGAGTAGAAGTCCAGGAGCTGGTGCAGCGTGAAATCGGCCCCCACAACGATAGGGTACCCATCTCCCTGGTCATCTAGGCGTGCGCCGAGCGCGTGCTTTACATTGTTGAGCGTACTCTCGTCAACTGGAAAATCAGGCATACCTGCCATCCTGCCTACGGATCAGCCCGCAGCGTGTACACACCGCGAGCATGATCCCAGGAGACAGCTCAAAGTTGTGCGTCCCCGGACTAATACACTGGGGAACTTGTGCGTACACCTGAATTCCGACAGCCATTAGGAGCCAAACAGAATCTCGTCAACGGACTTGTACAGGTCGTCCAGAGTGCCGCTGTTGTCGATGACCACTGAGAAGTCCTCAGCGCTTACCGAGGTTTCGGAAGAGTGCTGGTCGGGTTGCGCTGCCGTTCGCTTGGAGGGGCGCGTAACGAACCACGTCTGACCGGCATCCACGAACTGGTTTATCAGGTATAGCTCGTTCGGGTAGCGCACGCCCGTCAGGATTACGCTCTTACCGTCAATCATCTGGTCGTTGATGTTGTCTCGTGCGACATGGGCCCAGATGTCCTCCCCGATTAGGTTTCGGCCCACCTCAGTACCGAGCGTCTGAAGATTCCGGCGCACGTCAGTGATGTTCTTGGCCTCCACGTAGGAGAGCTTGTCTCTGATGTCCTGGTAGGGCAAGTATTTCGGGCCTTTGTTCTTGTTCATGGGCTCTCCGGAGAGAACCTGGATGTATGGGTTCATAGCCCGTAGAGCCTGGTCCAGCGGGTCGCTCATGCCCATCTTCACCCAGCCGTGCTCCTTAACAAGGTAGTCGGCCACGGCATCCTTACCGGCCTGTAGTAGGCCTCCGATACCAACCAGTCGGGTACGTGATGTACGTGGAGCCCTCATCTCTAGTGTGCTCCCTGCTTGTAGTCCACTCATGCGAATACTTCCACTTCTTCTATAATGGAACGCCAATCGCTCCAATTGGTTATTCTGCGCTTACCAGTTAAGTTGATGTTGTAGGGCTGACTGAAAAATAACTGCTCCCATTCTGGAACATCTGCTCCAGTGACCTCTGGCTTGTCATCAATTAAAATATCCCCTCTGATCAGCGTTTTGTCTGAGGCAATGATCACGCGCTTGCCCCACCCGGCCCCCACGAAACGCTCAACCCAATTGATCTTGTCGCTAGCGCATGTGGGATTCGTAATCCACGGAGAGGTCACAATACGAACATCGTACCCCGCCTCATCCATTTCGTGTAGGGCTTCGATAGCCCCATAAATAGGCCGCAAGGCTGCATAGAACCCGGGGTACTCCATGATGTACTTCACTGCCTCACGCCCATCAGAGCTAAGACCCAGTGTCAGATCAAAAGAGGTCTGCTTCTCGGTCGTAGGCAGGTTCAGTCCCGGATAGAGCACCGCATGGCGGTCCCACTCGTGGCCCCAGTCAGCAATACAACCATCGAGGTCCGAGAGTATACGTAATTTCGTCATAGAGCACAGTCTACTCGATCTCTCTCCCTTTTGCAGCATCAGACCAAGCGTCCCACACTTTTTGATGCAGGCTGTGGTCCACAGAACCCGGTTTTGTCCGCTTTCGACCCAGGATTTCCACCGCCCAGTCCAGTAATAAGGCTGATTCCTCTTCAGTCAGAGAAATTGTGACCACTTCGGGGGACATTTTCATGTCTGGAACCTTTCTACAACATGCGGATCAGAGTAAAATAATGGGGTAGAATTAGATCATGAAGAATCCACGAGTCCGTAACTATCCTGCGTCCTACAGTACACCCGTAGATACCAATGAAATACTGGAGTTTTCTCTAGGTGAAATGCTAGCTACCGTTGAACTCAACCAGTCTAACACGGGGTGGACCTCAGAGTGGTGGGTCTCCAGACTTAACACTGAGACAGCACAGGCGGCAGGCTTCCTCGTGATCCCCGTATTCGGTGGCTCCAGAGAGGTGGCGCTGCGTAGAGTCAGTCATATCTCTACTGACGTGCTGGAATTGATCGAACAGGCTTCCGGTGGAGTGGCCCCTGCCGTATCTTCCGGCGACCGCACCAAGCACATCGCCCACCACCTGGAAGCGTTTATCGGACTCCTGGACCCCGAGGGCGAGGTCGTCACCAATACCGCTCTTATGTATGAGTTCCTGGAGACGTTCCAAACCCCAGCACCCGCAAAGCTAATTGCTGAGGTCCTGGGGATGGACAGCGTTCGTACTATCCAGGATCGACTGGACCGGGCCCGGGATCGAGGGTTGCTGGCCCGTCCGGGACGTGGGAAGAACTGGACTGGATGAATTTATCCATCTCGCCCACTTGGTGTTTGCTGATACCCATGATGTAAATAGGTCTGATATAGAGTCCTGCATACTTCAGACCGACTTCATCGACGATCACAGACATCTGATCGCTTAGCTCGTCATCGATCCAGATATACGGAGACGGGTCATTCTGCTGATCATCAATTAGTGAGAGCACTTTCCATCCGATAGAGGGGAATGAAATATTACCACCTCCTAAAGGGCGCAATACTCTGGCGTTCCTGCCGAAACCGGTGAGTCCACCGATCTCCACAGGTGCAGCTTCACACCACGTGGTCAGCCACACGATCTCCACGTCCAAAAGAGAGAGATCATCAATCATTGCCTGAGACCAAGTGATGTTGTATTGGAAGCCGCCCTCCCCTTCGGGGCTGGCTGACCCCCTACTCGGGGCATCGTCCCACTCCAATTTCGAGTGGCTAGCGTTGATACAGCCGTCTACATCCACGTACATTCGCACTTGTTTGTTGTCCTTCATTATATAAATCCTTTCGTCACTATCCGACCACCCGAACGGGTTGGCCGTCTTCGATACTTTCTGCCAGTTCGTTGGAGATGTGCCCGAGCACAGTATCCTCCGGAACATTTCCGAAGAACTCTTGAACCACCTCTACGTCTGAGGCTTTTTGCGCTTTCTGCACAAGAACCAGAGTTTCCTGGGAGGGCACATGAGCGAGGTCGTCCAAGGAGAGAGCCAGATAGCTGGCCCAGCCCTGCACAGACCCTGTAACGTCTCGCCAGTCGTCAAAGGCTTGGGCCAGAATTTCGTCCACCGCCAAGTCCATATCCCATGAGTCGCGTCGTGCCGCCAGCTCACGCTCACGCTTGACGCTCAGTTTGACCTTCAATAGCCCTGGATGTTTTGCTGCTCTAGCCATTAGGTTGATTCCCTTCAAAAATGCTGATGTGCTCAGCTTTGCGAGTCTCGGTGTCAAACACACCCAGATTGAATTCTTGGTTGTTACACTCCAGACCGAAGATGCGCGTCCAGCCGTCACGACCGGGACTGCGAATCTCCTCGTCCACCTTGAAGTGGTAGTGACCATGAACGAACAAGTCCGGAGACACACCACGGAATGCCTCGGCCATGCGGAGGCGGCCTTCAGCCGCATACAGAATGTCAGCGACACGGAACCCGTGAGGGTTGTGGCCGATCTCCTGCTCAATCGTAGCTACGCCCTCCGGAGCATCGTGACCGATCATTACGTCCGCTCGTCCACCCTCAGCCATCTGCATAGCCTGACCGGGAGTGATGGCCTCGGCTTCAAACCAGTAGTCACGAGCCCCTACAGGGTCCACGGCTTGAGCTTGAGTCCTCCACCACCTATCCACACTCGGAGCGCCGGACAGTGAGGCGAACGAAACGCCCTCCCACTCCCAGCGGTGCACACGAGGAGCGATATGAAGACCCGGCCAGAGGGTCACAAAATCCGTGGCCTCGTCTGTGAGATCGTTGATCATGTCCCAGCCTTCGTGGTTGCCGGGCACCACGTACAGATCGATACCTAGGCCGGTTGCCAGCTTGGCCGTTTTCCGGAGAAACTTGCTCCCTTTGAAGCCCGAGTAGATGCCGAAGTCACCGACCTGAATCACACGCGTAATGCCACGTGCCGCAAAAACTGGAAGGGCGTGACGAACCCAAGTGTAGTCACCGTGGATGTCCCCCCAGAGACCTACCAACATTAGAGGAGTTCCTCAATGCTTCGGGGGTCGAACGATACCGGGCGAAAGTCCCAGTACAGGTCTGGAACCTCAGCGGTCTCCTGACGGTAAGTTTGGCGAGCCTCGTTGGCTGCGCGTTTCAGGTCCGTATGGGAGTCGGAGATTTCATTTCGGAGCCGAAGGGCTTGATTCTTGGATGAGAAGACGGCCACCAAAGTGGCATCTTCTTCCGCGCCGATCACACCCTGATACAGGCCGATAAAAATAGTTGCAGTAGTCATTCCACTATACTAGCAGAACTCCGGGAATAAGTCAACAGTAAATGAGAATCGGATTGGCCGACGCGCTCCGTATGGTGTACACTTCCATACGGCTGTTCGTTATGTCGCCAGCCAATCCGATCAGGCAACCGAAGCCAGGCGAAATGAAAGCGCCCAATCCTCGTAGCGCTCTAGCCTCGGTTTTTTCGAGGTCGCGCCTACACAGGTACTCCGGTACTTGAGTTCATCCCCCTCAGGATACCACTATTTTAGAGGGTCTTGAGCCAGTCTTCAACAGACAGCTCGTGAACCAACTCCAGGTCCCACGCGTCCAGGCCTACGTGAAGCATCCGTCCGTGAGCGATTTCCGTGGAGGAATGTGTGTGACCATGAGCCAACGGCAAACCCTCATCTCTTAGGCGGTACTCCATGTGCCGGTCCTCGATATCTCGTGACCCTTCTCCTGTGTACGGGAAATGTGAGAGCAGAAGATTCTGCCCTCCCACCTTGATCCTCAGGAACGGCCAGATCGACTCAAAGTGCTCCATCCACTCGGGAAGAGCCCTCATAGCCTTGCTGTGCATAGGATGAATATTGTCGTGATTACCAGAAATCAACACCTTTCTACCCGGACGAGCATCGAACCAGTCGAATGCACCCTTCCGAGGGTTGAGGGCGATGTCTCCTAGGATACACACAATGTCGTCCTTCTTGACACGGCTATCCCAGTTGTGCGCCAGCTGCTCCTCGTAGGCATCGTGATCCACGGAACCGTCCTCGCGGCCAAAGCCGCGGAGGGCCACAACTTTGTCGTGACGAAAATGAAAATCTGAGGAGAAAAATCGCTGAGTCATATTCCAAGTCTACAGAGGCCACCGCAGTTTGTCAATAGGCTGCACCTAGTGCTTGGCTGACTATCTTGACTCCCACTCACTTGTGTAGATAGTGTGGAGAAGTTTAGACATCACCTCTCTATCACCTCTTTCTGGGAAAGTAGATTGATCAATAGCTGATTCCAATTTTACGCCAAGGTCTTCAATTAGAGCTAGTCCCTGATCTTTCGTGACCTCTCCCCCACGAATTGCTCTGCAGACTCTGAGAGGCATTCCGCTCATCGGAAGTTCAATGCTTCCGGTAGACATAAGCTCAAGCCCCAGATATCCCAGACGAATAGCGTGCATTCCGAACTTCACGTCCCATCCAAATTGCTCCGTGAGTTCTGGTCTGTTTGTTCGTTTATTTCTCTCCCCGGTGATGGCTTTACGTTGTGATTCCATATACCCCAAGAATCTGTGGCCAGCAGATTTTGACACACAGATGCTCCTATTGTCCACTAACATTTGACCAGATTCAGATATAGACTCGTACTCCGGAAGAAACAACACGCCCAGCACCGAAAGGTTGCCGGTCACGGCCAGGTCAGCAAACTTGTGCAGACCATAAACCGTGGTGTCGGTGTCCTCTCGGGTCGAACGGTTGCCGTCCCCTGCCGTGGAGTTGTGCTTGGTGTCCCAAGTAGAGAGCCCGGTCACATATTCACGAGGCTCAACAATGACTTCCACCATGTCGTGGTCGGAGTCAACTGAATAGGTGCCGTAGGCCCGAGAGCCGTACTCGGCGCGAAGAATTAGAGTCATGATGATACCCTACCAAACAATGTGTGAGAAATCAAACGTCATCCCCAAAGTTTTCGGTACAGTGCGTTATCTAGTTCCGTGAGGGAGATGAACGAGGGCTCGCACGGCGGCTTATCCCCGCGTACGTGTTCGTGCTCACAATCCAACATGAGTATCCTGAGCCCCCGGCTTGTGGCCTCTTTCCATAGATGGTCGTCTCCGTACCACCATGTGTATCGTTCGTCCATCATCAGGACAGACGGACGAATTCCAAACAGCCAACCAGTCAGAGGAGTATGCGCACCAAACGGCCTGGTGTTCAGGTACACCAGGTCTGCGCTCTCTAGGAAAGAGAACATCGAGTCCAGGGACTCCGGAGGCACAATCACGTCATCATTGATGACCAATACGAGAGCGTCATCCCCACCCAATTCAAGGGCGCGTCGGAGGCCAAGATTGACCCACCGTTGGAAGTTCTGTGCGTCACCAAAAATGTTGATGGCTCCTGGAATGTCAATCTTCGGGACAAGAGTTTCCGCGTGTGCTGTGCTCTCCGGTGTAGGACTGCTTACCGGTGCGTCGGGGTTGGTGTGGATGATAATGAACTGAGCCCCCACCGCTAGCACAGACTCTGCAAGACCCTCCAGGAGAGGACTGTGATCCCGCGCTGGGACAACAACATATCTCTCACTCACACTAAATCACGCCCTCCGGGTGCAGGTTAGCGCGGACCTCAGTGAAGGTGTACTCCCCCGGTGAAGATCACGAACGTGCTCGCTCCCGACATCGTTTGGCCCCAGGGTGTTCAGCAAGAACTCCTCATAGAGGGAAGCAACTGTATCTTCGTCCGCAGCGAAAAACGGTCTCCACGCATCGACCATCCAAGAATGAATGAAGGCTTGAAGGCCGAAGTGTACCGTGTGGGTAACGTCTTTCAGTCGGGACCCTCGATCTGTCCAGTTGGAGAGGACTTTGGTGGTCCCCCCTATATACTGTCTTCGGTGGTCAACCTTATAAAAATCCGTGTCTAGGAGTGGGGCAATAAGATCAAATTTACTCATACCTCCACGCTACACGAAGAATGACTATAAATCAAGACCTAAAATATCAGTATTAAACAGTGTTGAGTTCCCCGTAGAGGTACGGAGCGAGCTTGTGGACTACTACACTCTCCTGGAGCTTCATCAGCCTTGCGTTGTCGTTGTCTGGGATGTGATAGGAATCGGTGGTGTGGATTTTCCCAAACACCTGCGTGAGCTGCTTGAATCCGTCTTCTTTGGGGAAAACTCCATGAGTCACCCACAAGTCAAGACTAACGTTGGGATTAGATTCATAGATAACATCTGCCAGCCCAACGAAGGTGCGTCCTCCGTCACAGATGTCATCGATCAGAAGGAAATTACCAGATTCCGGTAAAGAATCAACCATGTGGAATCCGCTGAGTCTCCCGGTCTCGAAGTTTCGGGTCTTCTCTGCACGGTAGACGGGCACACCCATCACACGTGCGGCTCGTGCGGCTCGGTCTACTGCTCCCCTGTCAGGAGCAATAACTCCCACGTACGGTTGAGGCTTAGAGCCGGATGATGCGTCCTGAATTTCGTTCTTGATGATGCGCTCGAACGGGAAGACTGTGAGGTTATTTCCTCCGGCACCGACCTTGTCAGTATTGCAGATGTAGCCCTGCATCACTGGAGAGTGCGGGTCCAAGGTAACGATCTGCCCAAGGAATAGTCCGTTGAGAAAGTTGGCGTAGACCTTGGCCCCAACGGGGTTGCCGCGATCTGCGCGTGCTCCGGGGAGGTAGGGCATGAGAACGGCAGAGTTGCAGGGATTGTTGCTGTCGTCACTGACGGTGTACAGCATCTCCTCCCACATGGCCAGCATGAAGAGGTCTTGCGGGTCGTGGCCGCGTACGTCTGCGATGTGCAGTGTGTAGTCGTTGGGGTCCCACGCGTCCGGGGTAACAATGTGAGCCTCCCCCGCTGGAAAGGTCAGGGCATGAAACGGGGAGTCTACATAGAGCCCGCTCTCAAGCTTGGAATGGAAACTAATGCTCATTTTTTGGCCTGCTCTCTCAGCTCAGCCAGTTCGGCTTGGTATTTGGCCGAACTCTCTGCAGCTTCGATCTTGTTGATCTGCTGCCTGGCCTTATACTCTACGAACTCCCGGAAGACGTACGAAAGAAGAGCAAGAAGGGCCACACTGTAGGTGGCCAGGGAAATCAGGTTTCCCGGGAATGAGATAGATGAGAGGATGATGCCCAGAAGTGTGAGTAATGCTAGACAGAGCAGGATATAAAATCCTATGCCTACCCGTATGGCTATCTTAGACAGTGTCTTGGTTTTTTCTTGAAGCTTGATGTAATCCATACCCCTAGTCTAGGGCAGGACTATTAAAAAGTCAAGGGAAATATGGCCCATTCTCAATCTTGTCTGCAAGGACATAGTGCTGGAAGGCATCATCCCGGAGGTGTTGTTTGTATACGAGGTCTTTGGTGCGGATTGCCCGGTGCACGAGACGTGCGGCCTCTCTGGTGTGGTCGTCCGCTGAGACTATTGCGCAGATTCTTCGTCTGTGTGTGCGAATGCTGACGACATGCCAAACCGAGCCTCCGGCAAAAAATGCCAGAACCAGGGATAGAACAATCTCTAGGACGGAGAACACACCTACAACCTCGTTAGTTGCACATCCACGGTGTAACGGGCGATCTCGTCGCCTTCGTCATTAAACTGCACGGCATCCAAGCCATGCACTGACTTCACGTAGATTAGGTCCGACCCAAAGTTGTCCTGGACCTGTAGAAGATCGTCCTGGACACAGAGGATTAGAGGTGCGGTATCAAGCGACATCTGGCCCTCCTTCTTGGCCCTCGTTGAGGGGTACACACTTTGTGTGTTTATTCATTGTACACCTGTTTCTGAGGAGCTAGAATTGTCCGTACGTAGGTGTAGAAATGTGTCGGTCAGACGTGCGCTACGGATGTAAATGTACTCGTTACCCTCAACTTCGGCAGAGACTACGTACACTCCGTGGGGGATAAGCATCTCGGTCCCCTTGGCGGGGCCGTCAGCTAGTGTGGTCATTTCCATCTTAAGGTCTGCGTCATTTTCGGCTTTCAGTTTCTTGAATAGCCGTTCCTGTTCTGCGGGGCTCTCAATCTCAATCGGATCGTTTTTCATTGATATGTCCTTTTGCTGTGTCAATTGCTTTGCTCTCGTCTGTGTCCCCATTGAATCTGAGGAGGATCGTGAAGGCACCGGTCTCGCCTTTGACCAGGAGAATCCAGACCCCTGTTCCAGGGCCGCGCACAAGCATGTACGAGTTCTCTTTATAATCAAATTCGATTGACAACGGTGCCCCCCAATAGTAAGAGCCGCCCGGCAATTTACCGGACGGCTCAATACTAGCACTATGAGACGAGTCTCACACTGGTTTACGCTACATTCATACCGCGCCTACGCATCCCAGCGAACCCCCATGAAGAGGCCAGCCGAAAGCAACAGGAACATTCCAATCATAATGACTGGTCCTGAGAGGGTCCCGCCAAAGAATCTTGACAGGGCTCTAACCACTTTCTATGTAGTGCTAAACAGAAGTTTTGTCTAGGCCCTCCGGCTCGAATGCCAGACGAGCAATCTCCTCAGACGCAAGCAACACCGCGATAGGCGCAGCAGCAGTCAATACTATTCCGATCCAAGACTGGTAACTGGAGATGTCCCCCTCCCAATACGAGATCGTGTGGACCACGTTGGCCGCAACAGAGAGGAGTGCGAAGCCGAAGAGGCCTAGAAGGGTGCGCCACGTACTCTCCCCGCGATGCTTGAAGATAAAGAGGGACAGCGTGTACGCGAGGATAGCCGCATCGATGAAGACCGGGAACACCCAGCGAAGCTCACCAATACCCGTAAACTCAGCCACCTCATAGATCGCAACAAACGAGGCAGTGAAGGAGGCGAGCATCAACCCGAACACAATGGACACGGTGAAGACCAGAACCCATGTGGAGTCCAAATTTAGTCGTGTACTCTTCTTTCGCACTGGAGAGACCACCTGTGCAGGCTCGCTCACGGGCGCGGGTGTAGGCGCGTTCCACTCTTGGATGGGCGGCGGGGCGATCCGAGGAAGCCCGGGCGCAGTGGTATAGACCGTCTCAGGAGGAGGCGGAGGCATAGGGGGAGTAAACGGGAAAGATGGCGGTTGTGGTGAAGTCATTCCCCCATCCTACAGGATTTCTAAAAACGTAACGAGAAAATTTTAAAGAGCCCTTGACATTATACCTTTTAGTCAGTATTGTAGAGGTATGACGAAGACAGAAATGACTCAGGAGTACGCCGCGCTAGTCGCGCCACTGCTGCCGTTGGCCGTACGAGCCTACGGTAGTAGGGACACCGTGTCCCCACAGCATGACGCGAGCCGTGAGTACACACGCCTCCTCTGCGAGTACTACGCTAAGAGGGGCTCCCTGCTCGATATGGCTGCAGCCCTCGGAGTCACGTACGCCGGTCTACGTAGGCGCGTCACCACCGCGTCCCTCAAGCCGTCTTCTGGGCGTGCACGTACGAAGTACCCTCAGGAAGTCTACGATGCGGCACTAGCTGAAATTATCGTGGCCAAGCTGACGAGCACCGAAGAATATCACCTTGCACTTCACAAATACTTTGAGGCCGGACTTTCAATGGCCAAGGTGGCGGATATGCTCGGGCTCAGCTCAGCCAACCCAATATATTACTCGATCAACCGCGTGCGACTGGAGCAGTCTGGCGAACTTTCCCCCCGGACATAGTTTGACGGAACATCTTTCGTTCCTGCTCAGAGAAGCCACCCCAGACACCACGTTCGTCAGGGCTGTCAAGCGCATAAATTCCGCACTCCCTCTTATAGGGGCACGTGGCACAAATCTTTTTAGCCTCAACTACAATATCTCTGGCCTCTCTAGACTTGGACGGGAAGTTGATCTCACTCATAAAGAGTTCGGGGTCGGTTGCACAAGGGCGAGGTCCTTTACCCTCGAATGTGGGCATAGGAATGGTTCTCATAGTGTCTACTTTCTTGTTGGTAACGGTGCACCCCAACTCTATATCCCCGCAAGCCACAAGTCAAGCCCTAGTTATTTGTAGCATCTGTACAACCCACCAGTCAGACAGTTCTCTATCCCCCCGAAGCCTAGTGAATGCCTGAGATACCGTGAAAAATCCGAATAGGGCTGGACAATGAAGTAGATTGCGGGTTACAATGTACATATGGAAACTGCAACAATAGACCCAGAGGTTAAAGCCTCCGATGAACCCGAAGCCGAGGATGAGACCAATATTCTGGTGGTCTCGGACAGATGTGATCAGTGCGGGGCCCAAGCATACGTAGGTGTGCTGCTCGGTAACGGAGACCTCATGTTCTGCTCCCACCACTTCAACAAATACAAGACCGGAATCACTGCTGCAGCTGTCAAAATCATTGATGAGCGATGGAAACTCTTTAATCAGCGTAGAAACGTAGAGTAAACTATTAGTAGTAATGTAGGCTCATTTGTGCACTCCCGCGCTCTGTCGCCTGCATAGATAGGAAGAAGCACATGAACATTAGTGTATACGCTAAAGCTATTGTGATGATCATCTCCGCAGGAATCGCTATCCTAGGATCGGCCCTCACAGACAATCTTGTTACACCCATCGAATACGTCAACATCGCTATCGCCATGGTGACCGCCATCGGAGTGTACTTGATTCCAAATCTGCCTGCAGGACTGGCCAAGTTTGGCAAGACATTCGTGGTGCTCGCCGGAGCTTCACTCATGGCCCTTGCTGTGGTTCTAGGGGCCGCGCTCTCATGGGGAGCAGTTACCTCAAGTGACTGGATCAGTGTTGCACTAGCTGGCCTAGCCGCAATTGGTGTCCACGTCATCCCGAATGGCGCTCAAGAAGCAGTGGAAACAACTGTCTCTGCCAACAAGGTCTAGACACTTTAGGACAAAAAACCCCGGCACCTTTTCTTAAGGTGACCGGGGTTTTTGCCGTCTTTATTGAGGAGTTCAAAATAGTATTAGAGAGCATACCAGCCACCTCTCTAAGCACGCAAGCGACCTTTGGTGCTAGTCTGTTAGGACCAGCAAATCGCTGGACATACACGCAACCCCGCTACGTGACAGATCGGGTGCCTTACGGTGCTTTGGTCTGTCTTTTTTGCTTCCGGGGACGACAAAAAAGGAACCCCATGGAAAATGAATTTGTAGACGGATACGCCATCCCAATAGACCCAGCAGACGAATTCGCCTGCGAATCTTGTCAATAGGATAGGGTGACAGACATGACGATCACATTACTGGCAAAACCCAACTGCGTACCTTGTACGGCCACCCAGAGAGCCCTAGATAAGAGCGGCCTCGAATATACCAAGCGCGATATAACTGAAGACCCCGAAGCCTACGAGCTGGCTATGAGCCTCGGCTACATGCAGGCCCCCGTAGTAATCGCCGGAGACGACCACTGGAGCGGATTCCGTCCTGACAGGTTGTCAGCTCTCAGCGCCTAGGGTTCGCTATGGACGTTGTCTTTTTCTCTAACATCACAAACAACACGGGGCGTTTTGTTGACCGCCTAGAGTGGCCAGCCCATCGCATCCCCCTACACCCGACCGACGAGCTTCTCAAGGTCACCAAGCCCTACATTCTGATCTTCCCCACCTACGCGGGAGGACGAGATGTTGAGGCTGCAGTACCCAAACAGGTCATCAAATTCTTGAACGACCCCGACAACCGCGCATTGATCCGAGGCGTGGTAGCATCAGGGAACACCAACTTCGGAGATACATACTGCCGTGGAGGCGATATCGTATCCCAAAAGTGTGAAGTCCCCGTACTACACAGATTCGAGCTACTTGGCTCAGACGAAGACGTAAGCACTGTACTAGCAGAGCTACACACCTACACAGAAATGGAAAGCAATGACAATCATTGAGGACGTAAGCACCACATCGCACGGGGAGTCCGACTACTTCGCCTTGAACGCGATGTCATACTTCTACGCCGATGAAGAGAAAAAGACCCTCCAGCTCCACATGGACAGAGAGTCCGCACGTCAATACTTCTTGACGAACATTAATCCTTCTACGGTCTTTTTTCACACCCTTGAAGAGAAGCTGGACTTCCTATTCGACAATGAGTACTACGAGAAGGCCATCTTCGACCAGTACAACTTTGAGGATGTCAAGGACATATACAAGCTCTCCTACGCGTACAAGTTTCGATTCCCAGGACTCCTCGGAGCGGTCAAGTTCTACACCACGTATGCCCTGAAAACCTTCGATGGTAAGCGATATCTTGAGCGATTCGAGGACCGAGTTTCGGCCACCGCGCTCTATCTCGCTCGTGGAGATGTCTCCACTGCAGAGTCCCTTGTAGACGAAATCATGACTGGTCGTTACCAGCCCGCAACCCCCACGTTCCTCAACGCGGCCAAGGCTCAGCGAGGAGAATTGGTCTCGTGCTTCGAAGCGGGGACTCCGATTACGACCGAAAACGGCTCTGTACCTATCGAGAAAATTCGAACGGGAGACAAAGTACTGACACATGCTGGTCGATTCATGTCCGTAACCTCTGTAGGCTCCAGATATGAGACCGACTTCATGGTCACTCTCGCTGTGAGTGGGAACATCCGACCCCTTCGTGGCACAGGGGAGCACCCGGTACTGGTATCTACCCCCCGGGACGTAGCGTCTGTACACTTGGGAGACGGAGCCACCGAAAATCTGAAATGGGTGCCCCTCCAGGATGTAAAGCCCGGAGACTATGTGGCTTTGGGGGTGGACACCACACTCGAAGAGGATACTCAAATACAGGTGTCCTCGTACCTGAGAAACAGCACTCGATATAGCCTAGACGCAGGAGTACTGGCCGTAGGTACAGTGGACGCTAAAAACAACAAAAGAAAAGGCCACACCACCTCACTACAGTCTCGGCCTGTACGGGATGTCGTGCAACTTGACGAGAAGTTCGGAAGATTTATAGGATACTACCTGGCTGAGGGATACACACATCGAACCAACGGCGCAGTGAAGGGAGTACGATTTACTTTTGGGTCCCATGAGGAGAAATACATTGAGGATGTCATTGCCTTGTCTGAGGAGATTTTCGGCCTCACCCCTACCATAAACGTGAACAAGGACGGGTCCACCAATGTGGCTGTCTGGTCGCAAGCTGTCGGGGACTTCTTCCTAAACACCATTGGTACGGGTTTTGATAGAAAAACCCTACCGGAAATTTACACTCACGCTCCTGCTGATTTCCTGTGGGGGCTCCTGATTGGAGCCATGCGGGGAGACGGCACAACAGTCAAGGCTGGGGTAATTATGGACCTCGTAAACCCAGCCCTAGTTCAGCAACTTTTTGATACCGCCCTTCGAACAGGCCTAGCCCCAACAACTAGAATTTATACTAATCAGGCAGGAAACCCTACCGCCCAGTTGATTATCACACAGGGAGTCGGAAGAAACACTGAGTATATCTATGCGGTAGACAAGACCATTGAGAAGTTCCGAATTACTGACAGCCACCAGTCCACAGTACATAAGCGCGTGATAGACGGACACCCCATGTACAGGGTGCGGAGTGTGGACCACACAGCCCTAGAGAGTCCTGTAGAGGTCTTCAACTTGGAGGTTGAGGATGATCACACCTACGTTGCAAATGGGTATGTTGTTCACAACTGTTTTCTCGTACGTACTGAAGACAACATGGAATCAATTTCGAACATTCATAATGCTGCGCTCCAAATGTCTAAGCGCGGTGGGGGTGTGGCGTTTACGCTCACCAATCTTCGTGAAGCCGGTGCCCCCATAAAAAAGATCGAGGGCCAGTCTTCCGGTGTCGTGCCAGTTATGAAGATGCTTGAGGATGCTTTCTCGTACTCTAACCAACTCGGGGCTCGCCCCGGTGCCGGTGCGGTCTACTTGAACGCGCACCACCCGGACATTCTGACGTTCCTAGACACCAAGCGCGAAAACGCGGACGAGAAGAGCAGAATTAAAACGCTCTCCCTCGCCGTGGTCATTCCGGATATCACCTTCCACTTGGCTAAGAACGACGAGGATATGTACCTCTTCTCGCCCTATGATGTGGAGCGCGTTATGGGTAAGCCCATGACCGACCTCTCTGTGACCGAGCACTACCGTGCATGGGTAGAGGACTCTAGGATCAGGAAGACCAAGATCAAGGCACTTCGATTCTTCGAGGTCGTCTCAGAGTTGGCTATGTCCTCCGGCTATCCGTTCCTTCTCTTCGAGGACACTGCTAACCGGGCCTCCAATCTGAAGGGTCGCATCAACATGTCTAACCTCTGCTCAGAGATTCTTCAGGTCAACACCGCCTCCACTTTCAATGAGGATGGCTCATACGATCACGTTGGTCGAGACATCTCTTGCAACCTAGGCTCTATGAACATTGCCAAGTCGATATACGGTGGTGACCTAGGAAACACGGTACACATCGCTGTTCGAGCACTTACCGCTGTATCCGACCTCTCCAATGTGTCAGCCGTGCCTTCGATTGCACAAGGAAACGCCATGACACACGCCATCGGCCTCGGTCAGATGAACCTTGCAGGATTTTTGGCCTCCGAGAAAATACATTACGACTCTCCAGAGGCTGTGGACTTTACTTCAGCGTATTTTGCGGCCATTACCTACTATGCCGTGAGAGCATCAGCCACCATTGCGAAAGAACGTGGAGAGACCTTTGACGGATTTGAATCAAGTAAGTACGCCTCTGGGGAGTATTTTGAGAAGTACATCTCACAGAGTTGGGCACCAAAAACTGAGAGAGTGCAGGAGCTATTCAAGAAGTATGGAATTACGGTCCCCGGGGTCGAGGTATGGACCCTTCTTCGGGACGTGGTGGCTAAGTACGGCATCTACAACGGATACCTTCAAGCGGTGCCTCCGACCGGTTCGATCTCATACATCAACCACTCCACCGCATCCATCCACCCGATCTCAGCACAGATTGAGATTCGTAAGGAGGGTGCGCTCGGACGCATCTACTACCCGGCCTTCGGAATGAACGAAGACAACCGAGAGTTCTACCGAGACTCGTACCACCTCTCCCCAGAGGCGTTGATCGATGTCTATGCTGCCGCAACCGAACACGTAGACCAGGGCCTCTCCTGCACACTGTTCATCAACGGCGATGCCACAACTCGTGACATCACTAAAGCGCACATCTACGCGTGGAAGAAAGGCCTTAAGACCATCTACTACACCCGTGTAAACCAGAACCCGATGGAAGGTACTCAGCTCTCGAACTGTGTTGCGTGCGAGCTGTGAGTAAGGTGGGACGACTCCGTGCTGGTCTAGAGTGTGGGTGGAGGAGTGCCAGACTGAGACGATGGCTACCCGTTCCCCGTAGGTTCCCAGGCGGTCTCGCATTGGGTCTCGTAATGTTTTGGAAAGAGAAAAAGAAATGACAGACAATTCCTCCTCGCTTGAGAGAGAAACCATCGAATCGGGATGCACCACCAGTCCTCTAGAGTTCTTGAGTAGGTTGCCCTCAAGGGGACCAACTGTGGTGAACCCCCGACTAGTCCCGGCCATCAACTGGAACCGACTCCCAGACCCGATGGACGGCATCGCTTGGAACCAGCTCACCGAGAACTTCTGGCTCCCAGAGAAGATCGCCGTATCCAATGACCTCCCCTCATGGAGAAATATGACCGAGAACGAGAAGGACATCACTCGCAAGGTATTCGGTGGCCTCACGGCTCTAGATACGATCCAATCTGAGGTGGGCGCAATCTCCCTCATTCCGGACTCTGTGACCCCTCATGAGGCTGCGGTCTACACCAACATTGCCTTCATGGAGTCAGTGCACGCTCGAAGCTATAGCAACATCTTCAGTACGCTCTGCTCTACCGAGGAGATCGATGACCTTTTCCGCTGGGTTGAAGAGAATCCTCAGATGCAGAAGAAGGCTGAAATTATTCTCAGCTACTACGATGGAGATGACCCGCACAAGAGAAAGATTGCAAGCACCCTCCTAGAGTCGTTTCTGTTCTACAGCGGATTCTTCTGGCCGTTCTACATGTCCTCCCGAGGCAAGATTACCAACAGTGCTGACATCATCCGACTAATCGTTAGGGATGAGGCCGTGCACGGACAATACATCGGGTACAAATACCAGAATGGTGTTCGCAAGCTCCCACAGGAACAACAGAACTACTACCAAGAGTTCGCGGTCAACTTGACCATGGACCTCTACGACAATGAGATTCAGTTCACCCAAGACCTGTACGACGAGATTGGATTGACCGAGCAGGTCAAAACCTACCTCCGATATAATGCTAACAAGGCACTCCAGAATCTGGGATACCCAAATCTCTTCCCATCCGACACGACACAGGTCAACGCCACGATCCTGTCTGCCCTATCCCTTACGGGAGAGAATCACGACTTCTTCAGCGGTGGCGGCTCAACCTACAAAGACCCCAAGGCTGCGGCCATGGAGAAAACGGACTGGGACTTCTAACCGCATCCGGTGACTTTATGGTACCATCAGTATATGGTTATTATCCCCGAATCACTATTGTTAGAGTGGCACCCCACTAAAAATCTGCCTGCCACGTTAAACACAATTAGCCCATTTGGACACAAAAAATACTGGTGGGTGTGTGCCCTAAACCACGAGTGGGAGAGCTGGCCCGGACCGCGCGTCCGTGGTTCAAAGTGTCCATACTGTGCCAATAAGGCCACCTGGGCAGGATTCAATGACCTACTCACCACAAACCCCAGCATAGCCGATGAATGGCACCCCACAAAGAATCTCTATGGTCCAGAGACTATCCGAAAAGGACACCGAACCAAGGCATGGTGGCTGGGCTCCTGCGGACATGAGTGGGAGGCCACCGTAAACAATAGAGTGGCCGGAAATCAAAAATGCGCTGTGTGTTACAACAGACAGGTTGTTGTGGGAATCAACGATCTAGGCACATCTCACCCAGAAGTAGCCAAAGACTGGGCAGACAGCCGAATGACTCCTCAAGATGTTGTAGCAGGGCACAACCAAAAAGTAGACTGGTCATGCAACAAAAAGCACACGTGGTTAGCGTCTCCAGATATGAGAACATCCCAATCTACAGGATGTCCAACGTGTGCACACTCTATCAGTCGCCCCGAGGAGGAACTGTCGGCCTTCCTCACCCACCACAACATTGAACACCAACCCAGAGACAGAACCCAACTGCGAACCAAAGAGCTGGACATCTGGATACCAAATCACAACTTGGCAATTGAATTCAACGGCCTGTGGTGGCACAAAGAAGGCACCCGTCCTAGAGGATACCACCACGACAAGTACCAGGAGTGCCGAGACAAAAATATCACACTTCTTCAAATATGGAGCGATGATTGGGACAGAAACCGATCCCTCATAGAAAACAGAATACTAATGCTTACTGGAAATTTCTCAGGAGAGAGGGTATCTGCCAATAAGTGTGTGCCCGGGATAGTCTCTGCTCTAGAAGCGAGACGATTCTTAATGATAAACCACATCCAGGGGCCGCCGAGAGTTGCACGGTACTATGGACTAAAAACCTCAGACGGGGTCCTCAGGGCCGTACTGGCCCGGAGAGTGTCTTCATCAGGAGAGCACATCATCGATAGGTACGCCACGGTGGGTCTAGTCCGGGGAGGCTTCACTAAACTGATGGCCCACATAGCCAAAGTGGAGGACGTTAAGACTTGGGTCACATTTGCAGACCTAGCCACAACAGATGGGGGGTTATATGAATCAACTGGATTCCAAGTAGACAAAATTCTTCCCCCAGACTACACATACCTATCCAATAGAAAGACACGTGTCCACAAATTCAATTACCGTAAAAAGAGATTCAGACTCGATAATGATCTACTCTACCAACCCGAACTAACAGAGCGGGAGCTGGCTACTTTGAATGGGCTCTACAGAGTATGGGATGCCGGTAAAATAAGGTACACTAAAACAGAAAGAGGAAACCTACAGTGAACAATGAAGATCAAGAAAGTATTAAACCTGTCGTATTGTTTGAAACCCCCGACACGTGTGAGACGTGCGGGGGGTCATTCAATAACCTCAACTCGATCACCCAGACGGAGAAACGCGGCTACATGAAGCGCGAAAATCTGGTGGGCTACTACTGCTCCGCATGTGAGACGACACACCTGTACGCGTAGACTAGTCCTACCAACCCACTCCAGTTGTGATATACTTTTAAAATGACATCAAAAATTCCTCTCCCTGGGGGAAGCGTAGCCGACCTGTTCCCAGACCTGGCTCGTGAGGCAGTAGAGTACAGCCACACCACATCTGTGCGTCCCGGTACGCACCAACTCCTAGAGTGGTCCCATACAGACCCAGAGAGTGGACACTACCACACATGGAGGGCCACCCCCAAAGACCGCATCAGGGGCTTTGGATGCCCGTACTGCTCCACACCCATGCGAAAAGTTCTATCCGGGTTCAACTCATTGGCGGACATTAACCCAGAACTTAATAAAGAGTACTCCAAGACCAACCCTACAAGATCAACTGAGATTCTTGCAAACCACTCAAAAAAAGTGTGGTGGCTTTGCAAAAACAACCCAGAACACTCCTGGGAGGCCACACCTCACCAAAGAAATCGAACAAAATCCGGATGTCCGTTTTGCGCTGGAATTAAGGTTGACCCATCTCGTAAAAATTCTCTTCTACATCAATTTCCAGAGCTGGCCTCAGAGTGGCACGAGGACAATCACGGGAACCCCGAGGATTATATGGTGTCTGCCAAGTACAGAGCCAAATGGCGCTGTAACATGTGCAGCAGAGTCTGGTCCACCGGAGTCTACCACCGTGCGTCCGGGCAAGGATGTAGACACTGCAATACCACTGGAACCTCAAAGATTGAACAGGAGTTGTACTCATTTATCCACACACTCCAGCCGACCGCACAAAATAGTGTTACCGGTGTGGTGCCCCCCTATGAGTTGGATGTCTATATTCCAGAAACTAGACAGGCTTTTGAGTTAGATGGGATTTTCTGGCACAGCGAAAAATATAAAGACAGACATAGCCACGCAAATCGACTAAGGGCGTGTGAAGCTTCAGGTGTCCAACTTATTCAAATCTGGGAAGACGAGTGGCTATACCACAGAGAGGCAGTAGAACGTATGATTAAACACAAGCTGAACATGAGCACAGACTCTAAAATAAACACAAGAAAATGTTCGATGGAGTCTGTGTCCTATGACCGCGCCAGCACGTTTCTACAGGCCAACCACATACAGGGGGCAGCAAGAGGCACTGTATACGCAATGCTGGTGAGTCCGGAAGGAGAAGATGTTGCTGTTCTTGTTGCCAAACAAAAATCAAAACTTAATGGAGCATTCTATCTAGAACGATACGCCACATCTGCCAGAGTGCCGGGAGGGATGCCCAAACTAATGAAATACGTAGAGAACTTGTACGAGGTGGATGAGTGGATCACTTTCGCTGATCTTAGAGTCTCCACCGGAGACCTCTACTTGAAGACAGGATTTGTTCTAGATAAGACTCTGCCTCCGGACTACACATACCTGAGACGAGGGGCACGCCGTAGGGAGCACAAGTTCAACTACCGCAAAGACAGATTCAATCGAGACCCCGACCTCAAAACTATCCCAGGCCTCTCAGAAAAAGAGCTTGCAGCCCTCAACGGCATGTTCAGAGTATGGGATGCCGGAAAATCTAGATATGTGAAAACACGTTGACAACGACCAATAAATACCTATAGACTAAGGACACCATGACACTTTTACCCCCTAGTGACGAGCAGCAGAAGGTTATTGACTACCTAAATAATACCTCTGGCCATGTATTTTGTACTGGCCGTGCCGGTACCGGCAAATCGCATGTACTCAAGCACTACCAGGCCTCAGGCAAACACAAAATTCTTGTGTCGGCATCTACAGGAGTGGCTGCGCTCAGCGTGGACGGCAAGACCGTGCACAGGCTGCTAGGGCTAGGCACCGCGCTCCCCGCAGACCTGTACGCGGACCACAACAAGCTCCAGTACAATCACGCGTGGATCAGAAAATTTGATGTACTCGTTGTCGATGAAATCTCGATGATCTCTTCAGACCTCATGGACGCTATGGATCGCAACCTTCAGATCATTCGCAACAGCCACGAACCCTTTGGTGGGATGCGGTTGGTAATGTTCGGCGACCCCTACCAACTACCTCCAGTAGTCAACGACGACTTCAAGAAATACCTGAAGCTCCGTAAGTACCGCTCGGAGTGGTTCTTCGATGCAAAAGTGTGGAAGAACGACACCAGCTTTGACACGTTCGCTTTGGAGCAGATTCAGCGCCAACGAGGAGATGAACAATTCACCCACTTGCTGAACGCGGTGCGGGATGGGTCGATCACTTCTGATGAGCTACGTCTAATCAATATCGTGGGGGGAATGAACAAACCCACCGACGACACACTCCTCTTGGCCGGGTACAACAAGACCGTGTTCGATAAGAACTCCCAAAGTCTCGCACAGCTGCCCGGCAAAATGTACTCCTACGAGGCCAAAGTCAGTACCGGCTTCGGACGAGACGAACCAGCCGAACGCGTGATCCACCTTAAGCCCGGTGCCAAGGTCATCATGCTCACAAACGATGGCCAGGATCGCTGGGTCAACGGAACTGTAGGCGAGATTGTCACCTGCACTGATGAAGGGTGGGTGACAGTAGAGATTGATGGAGAACGCTACAATATCAGTCCCCACCCGTGGATTCCATCCGACTGTGCACCAGACATGTTCCCGCTCTCTCCTAAATACATTCAACTACCTTTGAAGCTCGCGTGGGCCGTAACAATCCACAAGTCTCAGGGCATGACCAAGGATGAGATTGAGATTGACCTCGGAGCCGGAGCATTTAGCCCGGGGCAGACGTACGTGGCACTGAGTCGTGTGACATCAGCCAGCGGACTTATGCTGCGCCACCCACTGGCCCCCAGTGACATTCGTGTGGACCCCAACGTGTCCAGATTCTTCAAGAATATTGACATTGAGACTCCGGTCGTGGTCTAAAAATTTCGCTACAATGGAGACACAACAAAACTAACGGATGGCATACTGCCTCCAGATGGGAGCTACATGAACGAACGTAAACTCACCGAACTGGCCCTTAGCGGCCTGATCTGGAGCTATGACATCCGAATGGTCACCCCCATTCTCTAACAGGGAGGTGATCCCGATCTCGATCTGGGGCCATACGCATATATTGGCGGTGGCCTACCAGTGGTCGGGAAGCACAGAAGCCGAGCACAAAGTGCCCGGCTATTTCTGTCTCTGGAGGGCACAGGATGCCCACTGACGGCCTACAGGCTATCTGAAGATCGCTCTACACCTCAGGATAAGTATTGGGCTCCACAGGAGCTGCAGGGTTAGGCTGGAACCCGAATTTGAAGGGGGTTTCCGCGTTGATCTCGGGGATACGCCCCTTACTGATCTGATAGTCACGCTGGCCGCTGCCGTGCACCTGAGCAGATACTCCGGTAACCTTAGGTCTGGAGTCTTCAGGGTCCTCCTTCTTGGGCACTTCTTCCTGGCGATCTCGCCACTCCTTCAGCGCTTTGTTGACCCTAAAGAGTCCACGCAGTTCGATAACACTGCCGTTCTGATGAACTTCACGTACGCGCATTTATTCTGCTTCCTTAAAAGATAAAGGGGCCCGACCTATTAATAAGTCGAGCCCCAGTCTATCAGATTGATGATGATACAGCAAGGCAAAGTTCTAAGAACCTTTTTTAAAAATAAAACAGGGTGAATTCTATTTGTTAATCCCCTCTACTGAACTCAGCAATCAGTTGCGGCACTGCAGAGTCCATGCCCGCAATATCTAGGCTCAGATCATCCCTCGGGTCCGCAACAGTGAACTCGCTTGCGGTGCAGGCCAAGACGATCATCTTGGCCAAAATTCCAGTCTTGGCGCGGTACTTCTCCAATTCGGCATACACGTGTCTCATACCCCAGGTGTCGTTGTCAGTGATCACGATGAACGTATCCACGAGAATGTTCTTCGCAGATGCCGTACGCACTAGAAGAGCTGCGTCCGTACCACCAAAGTTACGATCCCTCGTAAGGTCCAGAACATCGTCAAGACGCTGACGCGGGCTGATCGGCAGTTCTGCGATCTGGTGGGAGAACCCATAGACCACAACCATCGGCTCGGTAGCCACAGTGACGAGCGCCATAGCTGCAGCAACTTCTGCTGCGGATAGCGGGCTGTCACCGATGTACGAGGCCATCGATCCTGACACGTCCACACCAACCATCGTCCGCTTATTGGCGGGGGTGACTGACTTGAACGCCAAGTAGAACGCGGCATCCAACGCATCTGTGATCTCACGCACTGGAGTGTACGGAATCTGCGGCTTACGTGCAGAGCTGCTGTACCCGTACGTCGCGCCGCCTGCGGAATATGTCTTCATCGCGGACAGAACATTCAACGGGTGAATACGAGCCTTCTCCAACTGGACTGTATCGGTGAGACGAGTCACGACCAAAGCCGTGTTCGCATTCATAGGTGCAAGCCACCCAATACGAGTCAGACGCGGGAGCTGACGGATCAGCGCACCGAGAGGAACGTTACCGTCCATCAGTGCATCCCACGTGGCAGGCGTGTTGAGTGCCTGAGTCGGGATCATCTCCCAGCTCAGCCCGTACTCACGAATGAGTGCAGGCACGTCTGCGCCAGGGCTCTTGGCAAGCTCATACCCCTTAGTCTGAGCAGGTAGGGTATCTAGATCAAAATCCTTGCCGGTCATCCAATTCACCAGATTATCGTCCGTAATGTTGGGATGTGATAGTCGTAAGACATCACGGTGTGTCCAAGCAGTGTTTGTCATTTTTTATTCCTTTCGGCTCACAACTAGTGAGCATAATTTTCGAAAATGAGAATCAGAAAGATTCCATTATACCACACGACTACGATACTTTGTCACTTGGTATGCAAGAGACCCACGTCCTTCGTGGAACAGATACCAACCTCCAACAGCACGACGAAGTGCACGGCCCCAACCACGGAACTGTTCAACATACCCTACGAAGATAAACAAATGTGTAGCGGTTCGCGCAACATCAGTCAACTTGTCGAGGGCATACGAACGTACCGACTCTTCGGGACTCGAAGCTGCAATAGCCAGAGCGAAGAGAGCAGGGTTCTGCTTGGGAGCGCGACCGGCCACAGAAATCTCCGTGATCAGGTCCACGAGCTGGATGCCAGCCTCAGCGTCGGAAGCCAGCTTGGTGATGACACCAGCGTTCTCCTTCGAGAGCTTCTGCCCAGAAGTGTAGAAGTTCTTCTCAGAACCTAGAATGAGGAAGCGCTTGGCGCGTTCCATGTCGTTGACGGAAAATACAAAACCGCCTGCGTTGTTCTGCACCTGGTCCTCGCGGGTCCGAACAGTCTGAGGAGCTTTTGCAGGATCAAGCTGGGATGCGGCACGGGTGCGTACTGTCTTAAGTGAATCTGTCATTTCTTTGTCTTCTTTCTTTTCCGGCTCGCCCTGTGACGAACATATTTGTGCAGACATCTTTGGCTGCGAAGTTGTAGTGCGAACATGTGTGTGAAAATCGGAAGTGCTGGTACTTCCTCCAGCTATTTGAGCGTTTCTACGCACAATATCTGAGAGCCTAGCTCAGCCTAGTCCAGAGTGCAGTGGGCCGTCAAGCGACCGTACCTCTGGCTTCCATGGGTAACCAATTCTCTTCGGCTCGCACCGAAAGGTTATTGACGAACATGTTATGACACTCGGGTTTTAGTGCTCTGCCGATTGAGCTAAACACCCCTAAGGGTGTTGCCGGACTCGAACCGACAACCTCTTCTGTTCCATAGATAACCGAACAATCTCCGGCTCGTCAAGTTGTTATAGTGGGCATGTAATTGCCATCGGGGTAACTAGGTAGCCAGACCGTCGCACGAATCGAACGTGCCTTCGCTTCTATGTGAGAGATAACCGAAAACATCCGGCCCACTAAGCTTGTGGTGAACGAGCATGTTATTGAAGACCGATTGGCTTTCGCCGTGTCTGATTATTAGTCGGATTTGATAACGGTCTGTCATCCGGCTCGTACACCGAATTCTCTGTTAAGTTGTAACGTCTAAGTAAGACTCTAGCACGAAACTTTCACGGGCGCAAGTCTTTCTTAAAATTGCAGGAAAACCTGTAAAATAGGAGTGGACCCTACGCGACTCGAACGCGCAACCTCATTCCTGCCAGAAATGTGCACTACCAATTGTGCTAAAGGCCCATAAGTGGAGGTCGGGGGCTACGATCCCCCTGCCTTCGATTTGCAAAACCGACGCTCTACCCATTGAGCTAGACCCCCATATTGAATTGTATTGGTTGGGATTCGCAGACTTGAACTGCGTGCCTCGTCATTATCAGTGACGCGCTCTAACCAGATGAGCTAAACCCCAGTGCGTGAATTTACATTCTAGCATACTCTATATCGTTTGTCTAGGCTTTATGGGAACAATAATCACAGGATGACCCACAACCACAATTCGGCTGTGAGCACCTGTGACGGCATTTGCAAGCGGAAGCCATCCAACATCATAGCACCTACTCCGTATCGGCAATGCGCTTCTGCTCATCGGTCAGTGTGTCGTAGACAACCAGCTCGTCGCTGAGTCGGTCTCGCAATTCCGCCGCCTCAGCAAACGTCAGTCTGAACCACGGCTCATACGGAGTGTTGAAGGTCAGCCAAATCCAGGTTGTAGGGAGGCAAGAGGAATCAAAGTCCGTGGACACGTCCAAGGACCCGCAGTTTCTATCCAAAGCGTCCGGGTGGAGGCTCAATTTCATGTCTTCGTTTTTGTTTGTCATGTCTCTCCAGAGGGAGTCGAACCCCCGGCACGAAGGGTAGAAACCTTCTGCTCTAATCCGCTGAGCTATGGAGAGGTGGAGGTAATGGGGAGAATTGAACTCCCTTATCTGCTTTTGCAGAGCAGCGCCTAAACCAGTCAGCCACACCACCATTACTACTAGATTACCACATAAATGTCCTTTTGAGGGGGGGACCAAATTTCTACGTTCACCCGGGTAGGGGCAATGATGTCTGCAATCATGCCCTCAACCTGACGCTCATTGAGCCCACCGATACCAGAACCAATCCGTGGGAGAGCAATCTCTTTCAACCCATCAGCCTCGGCAACACCCAGCGCACGTCTGAAGCTCTCAGACAGCCATTCGTAGGAGGCGTTAGCCCCCGGGCGATCCTGTGACGCGAGGTTGTAAATATACAGCCCCGGAGCCTGTTCGTAGACCATAAGGCCTCCAGGCTCCAGTTCACCCGACTTGCAGAGCTTTTTGTACTCATTGTGCATATCGGGGAAGCGTTCTTTGAACTGCAAAGCAATGCCTGAGCCCATAATGCCATCGACATTAACACCATGCCCAATAGCACGTGCGTCAGTTGTGAACAGGTCTCCTGTTTGGTGGATAATCATTCCCATGGTTTAGCCTTTCACGCAGAGGATCGTCTGCAAGTGGGCCACTTCGTTCGCCCACATCAGGGTCTCGTGTACCGCTCCCGGCAGTGCTACAGGGTATACGTTGGTTATCATACTCTTACTCTATCAGGCTCTTACCCTGTCGTCAAGCCTTTTCTAGTAAAGGTCCCACAACATAGAGTGACGGTGCTGTGCGGTCAGGGGCAGCTCGTCATCGTCATCGAAGGCCTCTCCGTAGGTGTTAAAGCTATCGACGACACCACGCAGATAGTCTCGGGACGTACGTCGAGACAAGCCATTACGCATATCGTAGTATCCGCGCTTTTTCTTTCCGCTACTGCTAAAAGAGCTGTAGCAATACCCCCAGTCGCCTGGAGCCATTGCTGGGGTGCAGGGCAGATCGTCATAGTGCCCGTAGCCACCGCCCGTGAGCTTTTCACCCTCGGTGCAGTAGTCCTTGAGCACCACGGCCACGACCTTCTCTGTCTGAGCCACGAGCCGCACACCGGTTTGCACCTGATCGTATGGTTTGCCCTTTTTGACTAGCTCACGCGCCTCATTGACTGCCTCTTCAGAGAAGGTGTAAATGGTGTAGTAGCGTGTAAGTCCACTGACGTTCTGCACAATGAGGCTTGCAGAATAGAACTGTGGCTCTTCGTGGAAGACGACCTTGCCATTTTCGTCATACACGTAATACGTTCTGTAGATCGTCTTGCCCAGCTTAAGGTGGCCGTGATCGGTGTTTGTTCCGTCATCGTTCTGCCTGACCCAGTAGGGACGATCTTTGTCGGTTCTCGACATAATGACCTCATTTCCGGCCATAGATAGCGGGTCGGTTCCCGCTTCGAATCTATGACCTAAATAGTGTCATAGTCAGTGTAGATTTCGTTTCTCATAGGACTACCTTATCACGGCCTCTCTGAGACCTTGACGCGCCCTGGGATGAATTTGGGGCTCTCGGTGGTGTACCGAACCAGGAGCTGGTGACGCTGAAGAATCTCGTCTTCGTCGTCCTCCCAGCGGATTCGGAACATACCTTTGCCGATTACGACCACTACACGACCATGCCTTCTACCTATAAGGTCTGCAACAGCCGTGCCTGATTTTACGTCACTGAATTCATCTCTGTCTTTTGCCATATCAAGATTCTAGCAGGTCTGCACTAGGAGTGCAAGCCCTTAACCAATATCCACTCCACTATCTGAGGTGGACACCGCAGTGATGGGCATGCTTGGAAGGACATCAAGGTTGTGCTTGAGAGACCAGCGACCAACGTACGGAACTCTCCAAAGAATCATCACGAAGATGCCTCTCCAAGAGGGGTACATGGTGACGTTAATCTTCGCGTCTTTGTCATATTCCCCGAGAATTTCGATCAAGGTGTTGACGGTCCAGGGTTCGTGTTCTGTTTCTATGTCAGTCATTAGAGCAGTCTATCATCTGAGGAGACTCAATGCAAGTGCCCCTCCCCGGAATCGAACCGGGGCCACATCTTTAGGAAAGATGTGCTCTTCCGCTGAGCTAGAGAGGCAGAAAATAGTGGATAAGTAGTGCTCCCCGAGTTGGATTCGGACCAACAACCTACAGTTTCAAAGACTGCCGCAACTACCAATTGTGCTACCGGGGAATACGGTGCCAATTTTACCGGGGGCACCTCGCCGGTTGCTACTAGAACGCGCTGTAGTCCACGTTGGACTTCGGAGCACGGATTCGTGTGAGGGTGAGCTTGGAGCCAGCACCGTTCACGAACTTGAACTTGCCTCCGGCAGAATCTACCACCTTGAGGTCCGCGCTTGTGAAGTCCTGGTACGTGTATGCGGACTCCTCAGCCACGTCATCGTCACCGAAGAGATTGTCCATCAGTTCCTTCGCGGAAACCGGAGCCTCAGGGCTTGTATCACGGCCCGGGCGACTGCGCTTTTTTCTGACCGGGCCTGAGGTGTAGTAGCCGACTCGTACAGTGCCAGCCAGCGGGTTTCCGCTCCAGCAGTAGTCGTCAAACTTGTCCTTATCAATCTTGACATCGTTGACCTTGATCTGAACCATGTAATCAGCACCCTCGCTGAACTCAGGCTTGGCGTTGAGCATTTCCATGGCCTGTTGAGGAGTTTCCTTGTAGCGGTTCATCTCTTCGATCAAAGCTTTGAGTATGTCAAAGTTGAACTCCGAGAACGCCATGGCGATCCTGCAGATGGAGTCCGTGTGGCCCTTGTTCTCAAGGTTATCGGCGCAATACTCCATGATGAATGAGTTCTCCAGACCAGCGTAGTCCATGCGGTAAAAGATTCGACCGGGGCGGTTGGTCATCTGCGTATTCACGCGGTACTTGTCGTTGCACGTGAGGATAAAGAGTTTCTTGCTGGGGTAGACACCATCCAACAGAGTGAGCATTTTTTCCTGCTCGTTTCGGTCGTACACTTTCTCGAACTCGTCAAAGATGATGACAGTAGGCTGTTCAATCATTTGAATGAACCCGTTGAATACTTCACCGCACCACGCGTTGTTGATGACAATGGTGGGGATACCGGCCTTGCGAGCACGGACGCTAATGACCTTGGCCAAGAGCGTCTTGCCGCTGCCTTTCTCCCCCGAGAGCATGACTCCGGTAGAGTTGGGGCGGTCCGCGAAAGTTTCGAGGATTCGGTTGGCATGCTTGGTGGTGTCGCCGTAAATCTTGGTGGCTACTGTGAAGTCTTCGATGACCTCTAGGTAGAACGATCCGCTCATTTCGTCAAACTTTACCGTGTACGTCCCTTCAGGAAGGGTCTTGCGCATATCGATAGCCTCAGCTGGGGCCACCATGTAGCGCGATCCTTGTTTGATAAAATGTGTCATGTTCTGAGACTACCTGTTCTTTCTGTCATTGTCAATAGTGTCTTGAATGTTGCTCCCCATCCTGGATTCGAACCAAGAATAACTGAGTCAGAGTCAGTCGTGTTACCGTTACACTAACGGGGAATACGAGCGTTTTTACCGGACACCCAGGTGTCCTAGAGGTCGCTCCCCCTCTAGTGCCCCCAGAGAGATTCGAACTCCCAACTTTTAGCTTCGAAGGCTACTACTCTTCCGTTGAGTTATAGAGGCATGCGTATCCCCAGAGGGATTTGAACCCCCGGCCTATTGATGCGTAGTCAATCGCTCTATCCACTGAGCTATGGAGACAGGTTGATACGGCTCCATTTCTAGAACTCTGGACCGCATCCGTCACATTTTTCCTCCACTCCGAGTAAAACTTGCAAAAACCCTCGTCGCTCCCCCTTCAGGAATCGAACCTGACCCTTACGGTTAACAGCCGTTTGCTCCGCCTTGGAGCTAAAGAGGAATACAGCAGTAGGATGCAAGCCTTGTAGACCGACTGAGAATCGGACTCAGCAAATCGACCGTGTAAAAGTCAATCGAACACCAGCCCCCGGTCCGGGGGAGTTGTTTCCAGCGGTACCTGCCGGAAGGTTACAATCCTAGTTAGCTTGAAGAAACCCAACCACTACTTCTTTAGTCTACCAGACTTGGGTCTGTTAGTCAAGCGTGATCGTAGAGGGATTTGAACCCCCGACAGGCAGTGTGTCACACTGCAGCTCTACCGCTGAGCTATACGATCATAGCTGGTCCGGAGTTGCATCCTCGCCAGCCTGTCAGTTTTTGGAGTACAAAGCCATAAGCCCCCATGTGTCCCTAGACCGCACGCGGAACTGAAAAATCCGATGCCTAGGTTAGACGAAACTCTCAGGTGCAACCCCGATATTCGTCTGCTGCCGTGCCGCCTGTGAGGATTGAACTCACGGCCTCGAACTTACCAAGTTCGCCATCTACCACTGATATAAGGCGGCAATTGTGCGTTAGAGTCGCACCCCTCTTCAAGCTACTGTCGTAGACTCATGTCGTATCTGAAAATCTCTCTGATGGCTTCAAGTCGCGTCCCGTAGGGCGTTTCATTGTCCTCCACCATTTTGACCAGTGTATCCAATGCCAAGGCTACTGCTTCTGATTGTGTTGCCATGATGCTATCTTTCTCCTCCGAGGGCATTTCCCCCTTAGGTCTTTTATTGAGCCTCGTGTCGGGATTGAACTGACGACCCCTTCTTTACGAGAGAAGTGCTCTACCACTGAGCTAACGAGGCGGGTGGAAACCAGAGAAGAGCCAACCTCTCCTTACCCTTACCGCCGTCTAGAACCATTTGTCACGAACGGCAGGGGGAGCACTTCGGGGACCGTCTGATCGCGTGGTACCGCGACTGGGGCCCTGCTTGAGCTATGCTGTATCCGTGCCACCTACCGGAATCGAACCGATCACATCCACTTTACAAGAGTGGCGCTCTACCTGATGAGCTAAGGAGGCAAATGCCTTTGAATTGGATTCCCAACTACCCTCTCCCACTTAACGAGAGGCATCAAAGGACTTTCTAAGGGTCGCGTACCCTTATCGAGCGGATAGCGGGAATCGAACCCGCGCCCATAGCTTGGCAAGCTATGATGATACCATTTCACCATATCCACATGTCAGGCCACCGCACACGGCGGGCGCAGTTCCTTAGATGCCTGACTACCTAAGTTTCATGCGTCCCCCCAGAGAATTACGATATCTCGGCCCATCGCTTAAAGGTGATTGCTCTTCCTCTGAGCTACAGGGGGTTAGAGAGCGGGTGACCGGAATCGGACCGGCATCACAACTTTGGAAGAGTCGTACTTTACCATTAAGCTACACCCACGCACCCCGCTAACATTTTAGAGACCGGCTAACGGAACGGTCGAGTGGGTCCCCGGGGAGTCGAACCCCGCTTTGAAGGGTAAAAGCCTACAGTATTTTCCGATATACGAGAGACCCAAGTGGGCTTATCGAAACCCGGTTCGCCCGACTGTACGGGAGGAGCAACTGAAGGTCTAGACTACAAGTTGTTTCCTGTGTTCCTGAGTCTTAGACTTCCTGCTCTAGAACAGAAAGCTTATCTCTCATTGTAGGCCCAGCGGGAATCGGACCCGCGTCCTCTGGTTAAGAGCCAGATGCTAATCCCCTCAGCTATAGGCCCATGAGGGTCGGGTAAAACTAGTCTAACAGATCGAAACCTGCAAGTCAATCGCGGAGGGCAAAGTAATCGAAACCTACACCTTTCGGTGCGCGATCCTTAGCAGGGATGCTCAGCCACCAGACTGAATTACCCTCCAAAGCGGAAAACAGAGTATTCGAAACCCATACCCTCTCAGGTACCGCTAGTTTTCAAGACTAGTTCTGGGACCCCCCAGATTTATTTTCCAGTGCGGATAGCAGAGAACACGATTCTCACACCTCTCGGTGCGATCAGTTTTCGAAGCTGTCCCGACCACCTGGCCGGTTTACTATCCATTTAACCCCAAACACCGTCACGGATTTCACACGCTGCGTAGGGGAGTATGCGGAGCGCGGAAGGATCGAACTTCATACCTCTCGGTACGTGACGCTTTCCAAGCGTACCCCTCCACCAGTCAGGGTCACACTCCAGGCGTGGGGCTACGTTCACTCTACCCCACAAGTCTCCCTTCCTGAACGCCAACACCAGTCGTAACCTGCGTTTGGGCAGGACCGTACTGGAACTATGGGGAGATTAATACTTATCCACTATTTTTGTTTCAATTTTCGTGCTTATCTAAGTAAGCCACAGCTTTTAGTAGAAGATTTCTATTCTCGTAGAACAGCCCTAAACCCATATTACACGTGTTACACAAAACCCCTCGAATCACTCCAGTTTCGTGGTTATGATCGATGTGAGATTTTGTCCGTGTCAAGTCAATTTCTGTGTCACAAATTGGACATTTGTTGTCTTGGGATTCAGCAAGCTTTTGTTTGCCGTCTGGCTCCAGTCCGTACTTGTTCTTGTAGTAGTACGCCACGTTATATGGTCTACGGTCCGTAGAGTTCCTGGTGCTGGAGCAATACCATCTGCTGTTACTTTTTAGGAATACTGATGTGGCCCCACACACTGAACAAGTTCCGTGTCTAGTTTTTTCATCTACATTCGTCAATAAGTGGGTTTTTCCAGTTCTTGACGGTCTCGCGTGCTCCTCCAGTGTTCCAAGGTTTTTACAGTGTCCATAGTGATACGGACACAGCCCACGATGCCGAGTTCCAGGAATTTTCCCACACTCAGGATATCTACATTTATCTTCCACTATATAATTATAACACACTTCAAGCCCATCAAGTGGACAAGTTGCTTTCCGTTCCAATAGAAAAGCCCCTAGGTTATTACAACCAGGGGCTTCTTCTAAGTCTGTTTATGACTTGGTTACAGCCCGCTGATACCGGACACAGTATTCACTGTCCCGGTACTTTGCTTGCGCTGTGATTTCGTCATGTACTTACTCTAGCACAGATCGGAACATCTTACAAGCCCTTTTGTCTCACTAAACAGCAATTTGTCGAAACACCCTATTTCTTAGGGAGCAATTCGTCCGTTCGCTACGAACGAAGCGTGTGTGGCGGGCATTAGGTGAGCGAACTCGGCCTCCATCAGCTCAGCACCCAGCTCAATCTCTCGCTGTGGCCGCGAGCGTACTGCTGCGTCCGGTGAGTCTGTGCGTAGGGACAGAAAATTCATTAGCGAACGAGCGTTGACCGTCCAATACATCTGGGAGTAGATTGAGACTGGAAGTACCGTACGCGCAATTTCGTTGGCGATACCAGAATTCAGGCGAATCTCGTACTCGTTCCATGCCACTTGGGCCACAAGGCGGTCCCCTTCTTGGACCACGGTCATCTGCCCCTCGGTGCCGGTCTCAAACTCAGGGCGAGCGCTCGTACCCGTGTTGATCAGCTTGCGGTCGTCTGCGGGGCTGTAGAACTTAGGCAGGAGCTTGGAGTAGCGGCCAGACATCTCGTTGACCGAAGCGATCCTGTGGCGGTGCCACTCGCGGAACACGAAGATTGGAGCTTCCACGAAAAAAGTGAGCGAGTTGTGTTCGAATGGACTCCCGTGGCGGCTTGACATCAGATAGTTGATCAGCCGTGGGGCATCGGTCTCGGGGCTATTCTCTCCCTTCACAGACACCTGTGCGGCCTGCACAACCCCATCATCTGAGGCAAGGGCTCGGATCAGCTTTACGGTGACCTCCGAGCTTAGTGTTATATCAGTCATCTAGAACTTCTTTCCGTGCTTGAAGGGTCTGGTGTCGTTGTATGCCATCTTCTCCCGGATCGCGGCCTCTAGGTCGATGCCGGTCTCGTAGGCGACTCCGAACAGTCGAATAACTGCGTCGGCAATCTCAGAGGGGAATCCCTCAGGCTTCTTGGGGCCAGGAATTGCGGCCTGATACTCATTCCAGTATTCTTGCGCGTCCCCCCCGCTGGGGAACTCCACAGCCAGAGAGGTAGGCACTGGAGGAGTGGTGTAATACGTTTCGTCAATCGGGTGCCCGGTGCGCAGCTCGTCTTGAGCCTCGGCCAGTTCGGAGCCGACCAGCATGAGTTTGTTGCCGATATAGTTGTTCTGGTGTTCGGGGGGAAGTTTTTCGTACTCGTTGAACCCGTTCTTGCCATTGGTTTCACCGATACGCTTCTGTAGTTCTTGTATTTGAGTCATGTGTCTACCCTACCAAATTTCTCTAGCTCCGGGGCACTTCATAGATAATTCTCTCTACGGCTTCTTTCTGCTTATCCGTGAGATCGTCCGGCGAGGTGCCGGTCTGCAGGGCCCACCATGCGGTATCTGTCATATCGCAGTCCGGGCATGCGCGGGGGCTGATGATTGCCCACACTCCTACGAAAGGGGGGTAGTCCCAGCCGCTCGTGTAGGCCAGCTCGTCAGTCAGCATTTCGGTGAGTCCGCAGACTTCACAAATGAATTCGTGTTCCATGACAGGCAGTCTACATGAAAAAAGCCCCAGGCGCAATGCCTGAGGCTCTCATCTAGTGCAGATAGGGAGAGTTGAACTCCCACGCCCTTGCAGCGATGCTTGTCTACCTATTCCAACATATCTGCGTACGTCTAGCGGGACTCGAACCCGCACTGAGAAGGATTTAAATCTTCTGCCTCTGCCGTTGGGCTATAAACGCGTACTCCCAGTGAGATTCGAACTCACACTGTGGTGCTTTTGAGACACCCGCCTCCTACCAGTTGGGCTATGAGAGCTTGTATTGAATTTTGTGGGCATACTCAGATTCGAACTGAGAAACCATCTTTCAGGTCACTGGTTCTAAGCCAGCTGCGTCGCCGTTGCGCCATACACCCAAATGGAGCGTGATTCCGTCCCGAATCGATTCTACTAGAACGGCCACTCCCTGAGTAGATGTCAGGTGATCAAACCCTCCTCCCACTCATTGTGCCAGCTACCGGTTTCGAACCGGTGTCCTCATAATTTTCAGTCATGCGCTCGTGCCTACTGAGCTAAGCTGGCTTATTCACTTATTGCGTACCGCGTGCGAGATTCGAACTCACGAAGTCGTTGACATCTGATTTACAGTCAGCACCCTTTGTCCACTTGGATAACACGGCGTGTGTTTTATTTAGTTGTTGCGTACCCCGTGTCGGATTCGAACCGACGATCTCTCAGAGTGAAAATCTGGAATCATAACCGCTAGACCAACGGGGCTTGTTTAATTGTTTTTCAGGTGCTTACGTATTGCATTGTCTGACACTCCTAACTCTTTTGATACCGCTAGGTAGCTACTTCTGCTTAGCCTCAGTAGAAGTTCTTCCCTGGAGGGCCAATCAATTTTTTTAGTTTGAGACTCTCTGTTTCTTCCAGAAGATACATAACAAACTGAACATTCCACAGATCGAGAACCCTTCACTCTACCACAGTGGCAACGTGACGGGGGTCGAATTTTTCTATTTTTTGACCCGAATGTCTCAGTAATTCCGTGACAGTTCTTGCATAAAAATCTTAGGTTGTCGGGTCTATTATCACTTCGAACTCCATTTATGTGGTCAACATCTAGTGTCAATTCCTGGCCCTGCCACACCCCCAGATTGCCACAAAACTCGTATACACCTTCGCACACATATTGCCTACCGATCTGAAGAAGACCAGCCTTCAAAACTCTGCCACTAATTGAACCCCCCAAACCTCCTAGAACTAGTCGATCAGTTTGATTCTTTTTCCGTGCTCCAGCCGGAGTCCCGCGCCTAAAGTGGGAGGTGTCTAGCCCCAACCTATCCACTCGCTTACGTGAGTGTCGGTATGATGTTCCATTAGTGGACCACCCCATTTTTCTAAACATATCGGCGTAACTAGTGCTGTCTTTTACTAGTTCTGCAAAACCTTCGTCCGTAGTTTTCATTGTGACCCTAAGCGGTAACGATCCGCTTCCGTATCCTTGAGAGGGATGTGTGCTACCTCTACACCATAGGGCCCAATTGAACCCTTAGATACATTCTACCACACAATTACTGCAGGGTTCAACACAGCAATTACCGCGACCCGTACCGGACTTGAACCGGCGACTTCCTACGTGACAGGCAGGCACTCTAACCACTGAGCTAACGGACCTTACTTACTACTTGTTTATAACACTACCAGAAAATAAGTATCTTGTCAAGACTTTTCTGACATTCACGGAGGCCGCGTTACCGTTAGCGTACCGGCAGGGTGACCCCCGCCAGATGGGATTCGAACCCACAAACACCCCCTCGCGCAAATGATGGGACTTGAACCCACTACCTCTTCCGTGACAGGGAAGCGACTCTACCTTTTGTCTTCAAATGCAAGTGTTGCTCAGGGACGTGACTCCCCTTCGATGCACGACCCCGCGACTAAGGTCACGTCCAGTAACTACGGGGTCTTACATTCGAGACAGCAACTGCCTCTTCGGGTGAACGAGGGTAATCGAAACCCCATCTTCCGAATCACAATCGGATGTAATAACCTTTATACAACGCCCACCAGGCGGTACTTTTACTACTCCACAGACAGTTTCAAGTTTTGTCAAGAACATTTTTCGTCAAGGCTCGACTACTTGAGCTTCAACCACCATGTCTGGGATGAGATTCTCATCTATCAGGCCGCTAAGCCTGCCTCAACTTCCTCTCTTCACCTACGGCACACTAGTAAGGCTCAGGTTGCTGGCGCACCCAGGCACCATGTCTACTTCTATGCTACAGACATTTTTAAGGTTTGTCAAGACCTTTTGTCAGAATGGCAGGATTCGAACCTGCGACCTTCATTTCCCCAGAAAGACGAGCTACCTGGCTGCTCCACATTCTGCTGTACTTCGTCAGAGAGACAGGATTTGAACCTGCAGCTTCTAGAATCCAAATCTAGCACTCTACCAAATTGAGCTACTCTCTGTTACTACATATTCGTCTGGATACCAGTACTCGAAACTGGTCCTCAGCGTTCCGAACGCCGTACGCTAACCCTTACACCATATCCAGATATCAAAGAAGATTCTGCCTTCTAAGTCTTTTCTTTATTGAGTTGTCGGAGACACCAAGAATTTTTCCTGTCCCCCGACACCCATCTCTTTCAACCATGACCAATAGCTCTTGATCCTTGGGCCAAGATATTCTACTTGCCCGTCCAGTCACTATCTTATTTTTCGAGTCACATGTCCTACACCGTACGGACCCTACAGAGATTTCATCTGCACAGTCGATACAGACATTAACTTCTACGTTTGATGGTCCTCTTCTAGTGTTCCCCCAGGTTCCCGTCTGTTGGTGGCAGTTAGGGCACAAAAACTGTAAATTATCTCTTCTGTTGTCAAATTTATCTCCATTTATGTGATCTACGTGCGGGGTTATATCAGCTCCTAGCCACGAAAATCCACGATTCAGTGGACATCCCACAACCGCACAAATATCAGGAACCCCGAGGGACACAAGTCGTTTCCTGGTGTGTACCCCACTTCGGAAAGTTCCTTGAGAGAACCACTCTTCGTCTGAAAGCCTGTTATACCTGCCCACTCTTTGTGCAGCAAGGCGGTAATCAAATTTGGGCAGGTCCAGCTCGTAAAGCTCTGCGAGGAACTTCACTCTAGTGTTTAGACTGCCTCCGACTTTGTATCCGAGGTGTAGCCCAACTTCCTTGATGGTCTCTGATTTGCTAATAGCATCCTCCACCATCTCTTTGGATGGGGTATTACTGTTTATTCTCATTACAACAGTATACCAGCAATCTAGAGAGTCGAACTTAACTCTAGACTACTTTCTACTACTTCACTCTGTGTAGTTATCAATTTTCAGACTCGATTTGAGTTTAAATTAGAAAGGCCCCCGATTCTGTGTCAGAATTGGAGGCCGAGTTTTTAAGCGTGTTCGACCTCTACTGGGGGTAATCCAGTTCAAATGGGTGCTCGAAAACGTTCATGTATGAATACTAACACACATTTTGAGGTGTGTCTAGAGTTTTCTCAAAATTCTTTGAGAAGAGTCCGGCTACACTACGTCTCGGGTAGCATCCCAGGAGATTTTGACGCTCCCAAAGAAGAGCCGATAAACTGCCCCGGAAGTGTCTACAGCCTCAAGGTCCCACACACACACCCTTGGACCGAGTATTCCACTCAACATCCTCGGTTGTGGCTGCGGGGATCGTAAAGGAGACGTATAAGTCACAGAGGCGGGATTTGAACCCGCGTCTTTCGGCGTATGAGACCGTGCTGGGACCCCTCCAGTCACTCTGCGTTGGTATAGTTGCGAGAGAGGGAGTCGAACCCTCGTCCTAGGCGTATGAGACCTGACCGGAACCACCTCCGGGTTACCTCGCTAAGTTTTTAGTTGTATAGAGCAGGGCTACCCAGATTCGAACTGGGAAATGCAGTTTTGGAGACTGCTGTTTTACCGTTAGACTATAGCCCTATGTTGTTCATACATTGTAGCACACTCGGCGGGCCGGTCAGTAACCGCAAGACCGGATCACCAAGTTCACACGGGTTTGGCTTTGTGCTTCTAGAGAAACTCTATCACGTATTTTCTTCTTTGTCAATAGGTACCCCAGATGGGAATTGAACCCACATCCACCAATTACGTCATTAGATAGGACTGTTTATAAGACAGCGACGATACTGAGGCAAATATCGCGCCAATTTAATCAAGAGGCGCGTCTATACGTCTCTTGATATTCGAGCAGCTAGTCCCCAATCAGTGGTCCCCGGAGTGTGCGTAGGTGCCGGAGCACCTGGAGTCTTCAGACGCTTACTCAAAACTACAGCACTACCCCCCGAACCACTAATCTGTAGGCCACGGTCGGCCAGCTTACGGTCCAAAGCAATACGAGACATTGGACGCTCGGTGCGGTCCTCACTCCAGACCTTGTAAATTTCGTAAAGGTCACGCATCTTCAGGCTGGACGAAACATCGTCTTCAGTTTCATCCTCAAGGAAGAGCCCCAGACGGTCCTCGTTCTTGCGGTAAACTTCTGCCGCATCCGTAACAGCGGTGCACCATCCGAGAGCATCAATCTCACGGGAGGCATATAACTCCATAGCACCCTCAACGGCCCAAGCTAGAATAGCCGGAAGGCCGCCCTCGGGGTCGTGCAAGTACGCCTTCAAAGTTGGGTCCGCAACCTCAGGAACATTGATCCACGGAATCGGACGGATTCTGCGCCACATGGCATCGTCAGTAATGACCGGTCTGTGGTTCGTGGTGATCCAAAGCTTGCCTTGGCTTTCGAATGTGAACGGCTTCTCTCCTGGAGAGCGGGCCGAGATTTCTGAGGAGCCGGTCAGCTTCTTGACCGCGTTCTCTTTCAGACGCTCGGACTCGGGCAACTCATCCACCCAGATCATCCGGCGACCACGCAGCTCAGCCCAGTGATAGAGGTCTGCCGCGTTGGCTCGACCATCACCCTGTGCAAGAATCTGCGAGTCCAGTGGGAACGCGTACTGCTTAGTTCCTAGCAGCTTCACTAGGGACTCCACAAACACGTTCTTACCAGAACCGGCAGGACCGTACACGATGAACAGAACGTCATAGTCGCGGCGACCCGTCAGTGTGTAGCCGAACGCACGCTTAAGCCAGTTCTGGTATTCCTTGTCTCCTTGTGTGGCAAAGTCAAGGAACTCCTGGAAACGCGGCGTGCTGAATCCGGGGCTATACCGGATAGGGGACCTACGCGTGATGTGCAGGTCCGGGCGACCCTGAAGCAAGTCCCCGGTACGCAAGTCGATGACACCGTTGGCCACACCAAGAAGGTGCGGGTTGTTGTCCCAGTGGTCAACATCTACTCCTACGCGAGGGTCAGACTGTGACGACTCAACAGCTGCAGCTTGACGAGCATTGGACTTGGTGTTCTTCGCCCACGCCTGAACAACTTTGCGAGCATCCGAGTCTTCATAATGAGCCGCCTCGGCGCTAATCAGCGAGCCTAACTTCTTGGCTAGCTCACGAACCTCAAGGTCCTCAGTGTCTGGCTTCCAGTACTGGCCGTTCCATTTGAACCACCCGAGCCCGGGGGTGTAGCGCATGATGTTGCCGAACGCGTCTACAAACCTACGACCGTTTCCGAGATCAGAGAGCGTACGCTCACCTACTGTTCCTCCATCGTCTTCGGAGAGTGCGTCTACGTCCATAGCAATGCTCACATCCAGAGGCACACTGTTAGTGTCCTCTCCGGTAGCATCATCATCGTCGCGGGTGTAGGGCTCGTTCTTCTCATCCGCAGATTGGGTTCTCGTCATCGTGTTCTTGACTTCTACGGTGCCCCTCGCCCAGCCCATAACATCGCGCTGCACAGTCTCACTGAACCCGCCCATGCCTTGCATGTTCTTGTCTTTGGGGTTCGCGGCCACGAAGTCAATAGCGTTGTGGATGTGCCGGAGGATGCCGTCTGTACCTTCCAGCTCCAGTGGGGGCCTGACCATCTCGTGGTTGAAGCGCAACAGCTGTGTCTCGATAAAACTACGGTCCATGTCGGAGGTGCCGTACTTGTTCGCCATGGCACATGCGATGGTATAGATGTCTGTGACTCGGGACCCCTCGTCAATGCCTTCGGAGAAGAACCTCTCTAGGTTGATTTTCTCGCCCAGCCAGTCCCAGTTGGTTCGACCGATGCCGCCAGAGCCTCCGGAACTGGGTGCAGTGTTCTTGCTCAGCAGGTCCAGAAGAACCTGACTCGGCTTGGCCATAACGGTCTCCCACGGAGCCAGCCCCGGGGCCCAGCCGTATAAAACTCCGGAGACGTGTCGTGAGGGCGCAACAAGAGTGTACCCCTTATGCTTGATGTCAATTCCTGGGAAGTCCTTCAATTTTCCACTGAGTGCTACACCTTCCGGTGCGAGGATGTACATGTGTGTACCCCGAATCGGCTGGCCGTTGAGAGTGTACTCTCCGGTGGTTGCCGTCACAGTTTTGGTGAATCCCTCGGCAAAAAATTCTCCGCTGATTTCGGCCTCTAGTTTGAGGAACGAATCTACACCGCCGTTACGGGGGTCAACGTCCAGTACAAACACACCAGTTTTGGCGCAGTTTACTGCAACATTATAGAGGGGCTGGTTGGCCCACCATCCGTGAATGGTTGCTCCGTTGGTGGTGGCATCATTTAACCCGCCCGTGGTGGCCGGGTGCTTGCCAATATCTTTGGGGTCGCTGTGCCGCTCGCCACAGGTACACAGGCCGGTCTGGAATAACCCGTGCGTGGGCATGATGCTCCAGCCGATGCTGCCGTAGTGCTCCGCCATTACAGAGAGATTGTCATTTGCCATGTGCTGCCTTTATACGTAATTAATGAACTGGACGGGGATACCGTTCAGTGTAGTGACTCCCCAGAAATAAGTCAAACCGTACCGAACTACCTGAAGTGTGTCCCCACTCTAGCACAGAAGTCGGTCCGCAGTTACGTCACTTTTGTCTGTACAAAACTGTCTGTGCTGTACAGACTGGCCGGGATAGAACAGTATATCTCGACCTACAATAGAGTACTGACCACCCAAAAACTGACCCGCTCGGAGATACGACATGAGCACACTACGTGAATCGGTTCGGGGAACCACAGGGACGCGGAAAGAGTATTTGTATATCTACTCTGTAAGCTTTCTGTGGGCCCTATCCTACGCTGTGTTCACCCCTGCCGCTTCCGTTGACGTGTTGACCTATTCCGGGATTATCGTGTGGACCGGACTCACAATGATTGCTGCCGTAGTCGGTATTGCAGGAATACTCAAAAGAAGTAACCTCATACTTGAGCGCCTAGGAGTGACAATACTGATGATCACTCCGCTCACGTACGCAGTCCTTCAGTTAGGTATCATCATCTATGAGATTAGATCACCGGAGCCTGACACTCCTCTTATGAGAATCAGCGTCATCTTGATTGGTTTGTGGCTTTTCATCCCACTGAATTACAGACGAAGAGAACTAGCGAACAGAGTAAAAGAGGCCGTGAATCCAGACACAACTCCGATAGACATCTTCGATGCAGGCAGTGAGGAGCCCTAACCCTATGCTATACGTCCTCCAACACGTCCTCCAGGTAGCACCATCTCTGGCATCTGAAAGCCAAGACATAATAAGTGTGGTCGTCGGAGCTATCATCTCGGCCTCCGTCTTCAGTGCCATAGTGACCGGAGTGATTCAGTTCCTTATCAATAGACGAAACTCCAATGTTCAGGAGCGCAAGAATGATGTAGACGAGGAGTCTGACCTCGTCAACCGATACAAAGAGGCTGCAATCGAGGAGCGAAGCCAAAAAGAATCAGCTGTTCGGACAATCCAACATCTTTTGGATATGGCAGACAAGCAAGTTGTCTCGTTGCGAGAGACTGTAGCTACCCTGAACCAGCTCATCATCACTCTGACTAAATCTGCTGACACCCAGAAAGAGATTATCGACAGTCTGACAAGAGAACGAGACCGTTCTGTTAACGACCTCCGCGAAGCCATGGAGCAGATTGACGAACAAAGAACACAACTAGTCCGATACAAGCTCGGAACCAGCACAGGCCCTATCACAACACCGGAGCAGACTGACCCTGCAACACACTCCGAAATAAGCTAGTATAGCTATAGGCAACTTGCCTACGAAGGAGAAATAAAGACAAATGGCAAATAACTCCAGCTGCAGCGTGTGTGTAAACTCACTGGCTCAGGGTGTACACCTTGACCAAGAAGAACACACCAACACGTTCTATGCAGAACTACTAGACGTATCGGAGGCCAGTGTCCGCAGGCACTATAAGCACGGCCCCGATCCCAAACTCGGAGAGCGCGATGTAACTATGCAGAGCGAGGTCACCGAAACTTCCTCCACGGGCACCAAGTCCGTTACAGGGTACGCGGCAGTCCGCGACCGCCCCGTAACTATGGAGGATGCGCGAGACTGGCTGCGCTCTTCCGGAGACAGGCCGGAAGACTTCCACGTATCAGTGCGATCTATCGCCTACGGTGATGGCCTATTCTCGAATAAGCTATCCGCATGGCCGAACCTCAAGAAGATCGCCGCAACTGCAGCGTCTGATGAGGTAGTCCTAGAGGACTTCGATCCGATTGAATGCCTGAGAAACCTCAGAGCCAAATCTCCGGTGGCCAACACAGGCAACTTGCAGACATCCGGCAGTGGGGTGTTCGTTATCTCACTGAACGACACCCAGTTCGGTAAGGACGAGAACGGTGGAACTCCCGCCACACTGGCTCGCTTGGACAAATACCTCGCTATGGTCGAAGCACGCGTCATGGAGCTGAGACTGATTGGTCGAAGCATCGGTACGTTGGTTATCATCGGAGGTGGAGATATCATCGAGGGGTGCACGATCTACCCGAACCAGTCGTACAGTTTGGACCTTACTCGGCGCGGCCAGATTAACACAGCTGTCACTGCGATCTTGGATACTATTGACCGACTCGCCCCGTACTTTGATGATGTCATCGTATTGGCCACCCGAGGCAACCACGGTGAGAACCGGATCAACGGCCACAAGACCACACTCTATGACAACGACGACACTATGGTCTTCGAGATGGCACGATTGGCTACTGAGCGTGACCCCGCTCTCCAGCACGTCGAATATACCATCGCGGAGGCTGAGGCTGGCGTGTATGTAGACGTGGCTGGTTGGCGTTTGGCCACGACACACGGAGACGTATATGGCAAGGGCGTGCAGGGTGCCACGCAGGACAAGAAAGCCCAAAATTGGTTCAAAAATATGGCCGCTGGCCGTGACCCGATTGGTGCGGCTGATCTTCTGATCACACACCACTTCCACCACGACAAGCTCAGTGACTGGGGTGCGTGCCTCTGGCGACAGACACCAGCCATGGATGGCGGTAGTGAGTACTTCCGTCAGTCCACCGGAGAGTATTCACTCCCCGGTATGCTCACTTTTGTGATGACTCCTCAGGAGCGTCTACGGGACGAGCAGGTTTTGCGCTAGCCTTAGAAGCTGAACGAGTTGAGGGCCCTTTCTTGTTGAGGGCCCTTTTCTTGTCTCTACGCTCAGCTTTCACAGCGCGAGCGGTGTGGTACGCATTTACTGCGTTTGCACTTGTACGGCTCTTCCACTCGAATCCACACTCTGTGCACTCCACAGCCTTAACGGTAGTCCAGCGTCCCCCATCAGGCTTGTCTACAGTCTTGGTGGTGAGTCGGCTCGTGCGTGCTCCGCAGTACCCGCATTGGGGGAAGCGTCCTCTTCGGACTTCCTCGCCATTGGCGTTGACTGACAGGATTCGTCTGATCTCGTTGGCATCCCGGCCACCCCAGACTCCCCAGATTTTACCGTTCTCCAGGGCAAACTCAATGCAGTCTCCACGAACGGGACAACTGAAGCAGAGATTCTTGGCGGCAGACACCTCGCCAGGGTCTGTAGAGAAGAAGTCGAGTTCTTTGTTCTCCGGTTTGGAGCAAAGAGACTCCGCTTCCCAGTTGGTAGCTTCCCCATTACTTATTGACAAAATATTCTACTTCCTCTAATACTAGACTAAATAGCATCATACCATTTTTAAAAGAGACGCGCTCGATCAGCGGACGCGAATCTCTAGAGCCTCGAATGGGTAGTGAACATTATCCAGGAACGGCTCAAGGTCGTCAGTGGAACGCACAATGACATCTCCGGATCGGACAGCCGTGACTCGACCTTTGCGCCCGTTGTGGAGGATGCCTGCCTCGCCTGCGAAGTAGTTGTGACGGACGCGTACGGTGCCGCCTACGATTGAATTGCCCCCGGAGTGTGCCTGGACCCAGGTCTCCTCTACAGGGGTATTATTCAGTGAGTGCTGGAGAGCTACCTTCGAGAAGAACTCAATGGAATCCTCAAGCATGTTCTCAGGTACGTCCACATCCTCCCACACAGCGAGAAGTTTCAGTACGGTGTCGCCCACGCCCTGCTGGACCCCAGCGGACACAAATTGGGCTCTCACCCAGTCGTAATTAACCTTGGGCATGGTGCTCCTTAAATCGTTAAGTCTTCATTATAACAGAAAAGAAAAACGGGCGAGCCGTATAAACGACTCGCCCGTAAGTGCCGCCTAGAAAGGCGTGGGCGGCGGTGGAGCGGGAGTTGAAGCATCCCACGGACTTGCTACCGGAGCGGCCTGAGGCGCTGCTGCGGGCGGTGCAGCTGCAGGAGGCGCTGCGGGCTGCGGGGCAGCCTGTGGCGCGGGTGCAGCGTACTGCGGTGCTGCTGCAGCTGGTGCAGGTGCAGGTGCAGGTGCGGCCTGCATCGGCGCTGCTGCAGCCACTGGTGTCGCTGGTACTGGCCCACCGGGAGCTGCGGCTGAGGGGTAGTACTCAACGATACTGTTGCTGTCCTTGCTGTTGAAGGTCTTGATGCCGACCTTGGCACGGAAGCTACGGTTGCGCAGATCATTAACGATCTGGTCATCAGACGGGCCACCCTGGAAGTATTCAGTCGGTAGACCGATTGCCTTCATCTTCTTGAAGAAGTAGCCCATGGCGGTTCCGCTGTCCGGCGAGACAACGAGGTTGTCCCAAATCTTTCTGCCGTTGTAAGGTCCACCCTGCACTGTGGCTTCAATCACGTACATCATCTTGCCGCCCTGTGACACCTTATGTGTCGGGTTGGTTACGAGGAGATCGTAGTCTCCTGCGGGGATGGGTTCGAAAGAGCCGCCGCCTTCACGGGCCTCTTGAATAACCTCTCCCCAGTTTACACTGCCTGTCATTTTGTGCTCTCTTTCTTTTTTTCTTGTTTGTTTGTTTATTCAGCTGGTTGTACGGGCTGCGGTGCTGGACGTTCTCCGAATACCATATCCAACATTCTAACCACATTTAGGTTTTCCTGCTCGACAATGGTTCCGAGACGGCCCTGGACTCGTTCTCCGGCCTCATACTTTTCGGTCCCAACAACGTAGAGTCGTCTGAACGATAGCGGAGGTAGTCCGGGCTCGGGGTTCGGGAATGTGTCAATCGCTACGGCACCAAGGATGTCGTAGAAGTAGGGAGCCATAACTGCCAGCTGCCCTTGGAGGTACGGGTGGTACTTTCCATTCTTGTCCGGCTTCGCCATGGCGGTCAAAATTACGGCCTCCAGTGGGTTGGTCGGGTGCATCGTGAGGTCACGAAGGTCTCGCAACAGGCTACCGAGTTGACGTAGAACGTCTCCCCATTCCTGCATCTTGACCTGATCGATTCCTACCAACTTGTCCAAGAGCTTAACCTGCAGCTCCGAGATTGAGTCGATGATTAGGGACCGGAAGTGGTGCTTTCCGGATCGGAGCCACTGGTACGCCTTAAGTACTGTGTCGTAGTCATTCACTTCCACAATGCAGGTGTCCCATGTGCCATCAGCCATTGGTGGCTCCTCTAGCGCTGGGTTCCAGTAGGTGGGTACGATAGGGAGGAAGCGGTGTCCACCCTCCACGTCCAACATCAAACGGGGGTAGGGCGCGGTGGCGGCAAGTGAGGACTTACCGACCTTGGACTCACCGTAGATGAGCATCGTGAGAGATCGTCTCATATCAGCCATTGTCTTTTCCTTCTTTCGTTTTGTCTAGTGTGCTGTTGTAGTAGTCGTAGGGGTCGGATACTTCAAATCGTTCTGCCACCGCCTCCTCTACGGCACTACCGTCATCGAACATCGTGCAGATGGAGTAGAAGTCGCACTTCCATGTACAGTCTCTGGATGGACGTGGATACGCGACCTGCCTATGTGATGCTCCTGAGTCTAGCGCATTTTTGAGCGCCATGAGGTCGTTTAGTTCCCCGTGGATGCGTTCCCAGAAAGATCGCATGGTGAACACGTTGTGATTGACCTCAAATTGCTTATAGAACGGTGGCTTGGCTGACGCGGTGCGCTTGACTTTACGGAAAAGCGTAAAGATTCCACCCATGCTCCGAGTTTCGGGGTCAGGGTTGTTGGCGTGCTCCAAGAGCATGTAGGTCATAATCTGCTCGTTCATTTGGGCCGTGGATTCGAAGTCTGTGAATGAGATCGCAGTCTTCCAGTCACGGAACAGGCGTGCACCATCGGAGAGACGGCGCACACGCATGTCTAGCTTTCCCTGAAGTTCTACGGTGCCGTCCATGAGGAACATAGATAGAATCTCCTCTGTAGAGACCAGCTCTAGGTCGGAATTGATACCCTCCTCGTCAGACCAGTCGATGTAGCCTTCCAGCATTATACGACCGAGTTCCCCTTCGGAACCAAAGTTGTCTGGGATAAACATCTCAGCCTCTTCGATGGCTAGAAGGTCTTCAGCGAGTAGAAGGTTGTACGTCTCTATTAGATCATCGCCAGAAGTATAGTGACGATCTAGTGCCTCGTGAACACGACTTCCCAGAGCCAGAGGCCCTGTGTATTTCTTGTCCTTCGGCTTGAGCCGTCTGTAATAGGTCAGCCACCATTTTCTGCGACAGTCCTTGAATACCTGAATCTCTGAGTTTGAGACTTTGTAGGCCTGTCCGTTAGTGATAGTGTTCATATGGCATCACCTTCCCTTCTTTTGTTTTGGTGGCGAGCTTTAGCTGCGTCACTCATTCGTTTTCTTGATTTTTTGCAGGCCTTAGAATTCTGAGAAGCCATCAAAATACCTCCGTAGTTAGTAGCTTCCTAAGCTGGTCCTGGTCTTTCACAATCTCTTCAAAGTTGTCGGCCTTGCCGTCAAGCACTGCATCCACGGCATCCTGCACTGTCCCGGCCACGATGTAGTCGGTGACAATAATGCTGTCGTGAACCTCAGACCCAATACGGTGCACGCGGTCGCGCACCTGGAGGTCATCAACGAGAGACCACGGCCTCTGCAGACGAATCAGTCTACGGGCTTTGGTCAGCGTGATACCCACTCCACCGGCTTGTGCGGTGAACAGGATGTACTTAGTCTTCCCTGACTGGAAATCATCTACTGCCGCCTGTCTAGTGTAGACATCGACTAGCCCCGTAATCATACCGTGGGGAATCTTTGCCTTAGTTAGTCGAGCACTCATGAGTTCCAGCAACTGACGGGAGACCGAGGATATCGCAATTGAGTCTGACCCAAAGTCACCACTGGTGAGGTCAGTGAATGCAGCATCAACCGTAGCGGACGGCTCCGAGAGAACAACCTTCTGATCTCCAGAGTCCGGGTCAACATGAATCTCGGCGTACGCGGAAGCGAACTGGAGAAGACGGCCCATCTGGGTCAGCGAGTTGGCTGCAACTACGTAGCCTCCGCTGTCCAGACCGGCAACCATCTTGGTCTTCATCTGCTTGTAGGCCTTGGCCTGCTTGGGGTTCATCTCTACGTACCGCTTGTCGTAGACGATCTCCGGAAGCCATGGCAGTACAACCTGCTTAAGCATCCTACGCATACGAGGATGCAGTGCGCTAAAGAATTCAGACTCCATCTGGGGCTTAACTCCCAGCACTATTAGACCACCGAAGGCGTTACTCATGACATCGATCATGCGGTCAATCCACTTGGTCTTGGTCGGCCACTCGTCCGGGCTCAGCCAGTGGAGTGTCGGCCAGAGGTCTAGTACGTCCGCAGCCAGTGGAGTGCCGGTGAGGGCGAAGCGAATGTCTGCCTTGCCGGACGCAGACCATAGGGCTCGCGTCTGCTTGCTCTTGGGGTCCTTGGCTCGGTGAATCTCGTCCGCGATGACGCTACGGAACTCAATCTCGTTTAGCTCTCGCTCGTGCACCTCACACGCGTTGGCAGAAATCTTGGGGTCCGCACCACCGTGCTCCTTGCACTTCTTGAGCGCAATAGAGCCGTAGGGGGCGAGCCTGGAGTGGGACCTGAGACTTTCCCAGTTAACTATCAGGCCTAGATAGCAAGTACACCCGGGCACGATCAAACCAGGCAATATCATTGTCTCCTGGGTGGAGAGCAATGTTGCAGGGTCGGCAGAGGGCTCCACGAAACTCTCTATTTGAGCATGTGTACCGTGAACCTGACATTTTTTGATCCTATCGTGGTAGTCCTTAAACTGCTTGCGCTTTTGAGCAGCACTCCCAGTAACTACCAGTACATCACGATTGGGAGGACCCCATTTTTCAAACTCTCGTTGCCAGTTCTTCTTCAGGGTGTTCGGGCACACCACTAGAACTGGAAACGCGTGATCATTTGGGTTCTTTTTTATGATATACGCCAGAGCACGAATAGCTTGCGCAGACTTGCCTAGTCCCGGTTCATCGGCCAACAAGGCCTGACGAGCTGTGGCTAGAAACTCCACCCCCGCACGTTGGTGGGCAAATAAGTCTGCGTCCCCACCCTCGAAATCCAGCAGCTCCCGAAGAGCGTTAGCCGGGGCCACCCGAGTCGTCAACTCGTTCTGGGCCCACTCCCCTAGCCGGGGACCAATCTCCAAAGCATCCTTGAAGGTAGAGCGCAGCGCAAGGCACCCCGTCCAAGACACAGGCATGCGCCACGTGTTTGTAGGATCATTCCATCGTGCTCCGGGGATCGTCTGGCACAGCTCCTTAAACCGCCACTCGGCGTGGATAAGGATGAGTTTTCCAGTTTCATCCAACTCTACAAGTACTGACATTCGTCTCTTTCCATTCTTTCATTCATGACACTATCAGACATCTAACCTAATTTCTCAGTCATCATCCAATAGCCGGGACGGGACCCAGCCCGTATTGACAAGGTAAAGCAGTCCGTGACGGATTGCATCCATAGCATGGCCTTTTCCACCCACGTGCCAGTAGCCTAGCTGCTTCAGTGCGGGGTTGGGGAACAGTTTCTTAGCGTCTGCCGGTGACTGCAGTTTGATGCTCTCTGCGGCCCGTCCAACGTCTCTCACAGCCTGTTTCAGGTTGCCGATTGTCTCCAAGCTGAAGGGAGCCTGGCTTTTCTTGGCTGTTTCCGCGTTGATCGTGAACCGCTCGCATGCCACCTCCAGGTGAGGGTGTTCTGCCAACTCTTTTCTGATTGGTATAATGAACGTCTCCTCGTCCACTTCGGCAGACCAGATCAGAACGGGCTCGCCCCCGGGTTCGATCTCAAAGCAGCTCAGTCCGGTTTCCTTTCCGGGGTCTACAGCCAACACTCGTCTCCTACTCATAGGATTCTCCCCAGTTTTTGAATGGACCGTCCACACCAGCGGTCAAGGGGACAACCCAGCCTTCGGTAGAGGTCATAGCCTCTTTGACTACCGCCTTAATATCTTCGGCGTTGGCTTCAGGTACTGACAGCACGATCTCGTCGTGCACCGGGACAACCATGTACTCAGAGAGCCCCTGCTTATCCAGCTTTACGAGGTTCTGCTTGAATACCTCCGCAGCGGTGGCCTGAATCTTGTAGTTGGTGAGCGAGTAGATACGGTCATCATCGGCAGGGAGCTTCCGACCGGTCTTTGTGAGCACATACGCCTCACCCTCAGCCCGGAGGCGTGCGGCCCCCTCGTTTTCAATCTGCTTTTGGAATCTCTTGACTCCTGGATAGTTGTTGTCAAATGCGTCAACCACCTCTTTCATGTCGCCAAAAGAGACACCGGAGGTTGCAGCCATCTTGTCAACTCCGGCTCCGTACAATTTACCGTAGACTGTATTTCCTGTCAAGACAGGAACTTTGTCCTTTTGGCGCATGGTCCAAGTTCCCGAACCGGTAGTCACACACCACACGGAGCCAGTCTCCACGTACTCCAGCGATGCACGCTGATTAGTCATTCTCCCGGGCTGATGCCAAACAACTTTGTACGGATTTTTTGTCCAAGCGCTGCCCTCCGGGCCGTAGGTAGTCTGCCTAGCGAACTGCCCAGTTAGGTACCCCAGAGCCACCACTAACTCAGCCACAGGGCTTGCCGCTGATTGGACAATAGCTACATCAATTTTGGTCCTTGTTTTTTGCGATGTCTTATTTTTCCCGTTAGCCTCATCTAGTCCTCGAATCATCTGGTTTCGGGCAGATAACGTAAGACCTGCTGCAAGTGCCCAAGGATCAAATGTATTCTTGTCTACGATCTGAGCACGTCCCAAAAGGTCTCGCATCTTGTCTGGGTGGAAACTCCAAACTACTTGTCCTGTTTTTGGATTGACAATTCTGGTGTGCTCATACTCCTGGGCTAGCACATCAATTGCTGCCTCTCCTACTGCCTTGGTCTGGTAGATTTCCACAGCACACCCCACCCCGGCTCCACCTGCCTGTGAAGGCCCACCAGTAAATTTAGAGCGCTTGATCGAGCCATCACCAAGAATCCACCCCAGAAGACGGGCCTCACTGTCCGAAACATCAAACGCGCCGTCCTCAGCACCTGCAGCTAGTATTAGCCTCTTGTTTCCCTCAATGAACTCATCGGCGTGGATAATTTTTGCCTTTGAGGCGCGATCCCCGGAGCGTCCGTTATCCGCAATCCATCTATGGTCCTCTGTGCATAGGAATGATTTGTGCCCGTTAGATAATTTGTAGATGTCTGAGTCGTCAAATGTGTGCACACCTTCTACAGTTGTCCACTCGCTCCGGCCCGTCTCTATGTTGTACCCCAAAGTTTCATCACCCGGAGCAACCTGATCATAGGTGAGCCACCCACGTCTAGTTAAAATTTCAGAGTCTAGCGGCACACAACCCTTAATGAGTTTCCTTCTGTGATCAGATTTCACGAGTGTGTTGTCGTGATAGACCTGACGCATGATCGAGGTGAACACGTCACCACCTACACGGTCAGCCTCGTGGAACAGCTCTATAAGCGCGGGGTCCTCTGAGAAGCACGCGGTGAGTCGGAACTCCACCTGATCGAGGTCAGACGTAATCAGAACCTCACCTTCATGCCGGGGAACGAACGCTCGGCGCACAGCAGCGTCCCCGGCAGGAAGAGTCTGGAGTGCGGGCTTAGTGATTGACATACGGCTCGTGCGTGCGGCCATGATATTGATCGATGGGTGCAGTACACCGCCAATCTGGTCGCTTATGAAGTTCGAGAAGTAGGAGGAGGCGAGCTTATCGGCCTGTCTCTGTTTGAGGATCGTTTCGGCTAGGGTGCGAACCTCAGTGTTCTCACTGAGTGCAAACACTGCGATCTGGTCCTTGTTGACGGACTTGCCCCCGCTGGGTGTGAATTGAGTGATCTCTCCACCCAAGCTTTCGAAGAGCTTCACCATCTGAATGTTGCTCGTGATGGAGGCGTTGTATCGACTGAATCCCCATGCCTTCACACTTTCGGTGTATAGCTGCAGTTCGTCCAGTTTTTTCTGTGAATACTCTAGGTCTACTCGGGCCCCGTTGATCTCCATGGTTGTGGCGATCTTACGGACAGCCATCTCCAGTTCGTATGCCTCACTAAAGACGGCTCCGGGCTGGACGTACTTGTAGAAATGTTCTAGTGCCAGACGTGTCGTGATTACTGGGTCGAGGGCTCCGTACATCCAGTACCATTTGAAATTGACGGGGACCGTGCCCCAAGTCCATCCGTTCTCGGAGAAGGCGTTATCCAGCTCAGCCTGCATAGCTGCAGCTTTGGAGTCTACCAACTCGGCAGTTAGTGGTTTCAGACCGTGTGACCTACGGTTGGGCTTAATGATTTGGGACATGATCATGGTGTCGTGGGCGTTGTGCCACGGCATTTTCCATTTGGATTGTACAGCCATCCACTTGGCTTCGAAGGCGATGTTGTGGCATACGATGGGGCCGTTGAAGTCGGCCATAGCTTCATAGAAGACTCCGGCCCAGTCTTCCCATGGGATGGCCCAACCTTGCTCGCTGTCTCCGACCTGCATGAGTCGAATCTTGCCGTGCCAAGGAGATAGTGCATCGTCTTTGTGGTTTCCGGGTTTTTCTCCGGTCTCAATGTCAATGCTGATCATGTTAAGGGGTCGGGCCTGTCCAAGCCACCGCTTGAACTCCATGGCTTTCTCAAGGTTATCCACGAAGTGTAGCTGTACGTTGCTGAGGTCTGTTGTCATTGTCCTGTCTCTGTCTTTGAAATTGTGAGTCTATCAGACTTCTGGTTCGTCTTCAACCTCATCTTCATCGTCGTCATCGTCTCCGCGAGAGCCAACGGCTACGGAGAGCATATGCCCTACGATTTGTGCCGCAACGCTGGAGGAGAAGCCAACATCTATCAGTTCCTGATAAATCTCGTGAATTTCCACAATGAGGCTCCGCAGTGGGCTTACATCGTCTACGCCGGTGGCGTGTTCTTCTGGATTCTCTAGCATTTACCCAGTCTACCTCATTTAGGTCTACGGAATGAACTCGATGCGATACGCCTGGTCAATGTCTGGGTCCATCTCTGCAGCCTGGTCAAGCACACGGCGGGCTACGTTAGTGAGGTACCTAGCCCCGGAATCGTCCGGCTTGTAGAGCGCGTTGATGATTGCTTCAGGGTCCTCGGACACCAAAGTCCAGTATCGATACTGTTCCGGGAATACTAGAGGGTTCGTTCTACCTGGAGTGCAGTCCTCGCACGGCACTGCACCGGGGGGCAACCTCTCCACATCCATCTCATGTAGGCCGTATCGGGACACGAGTGGGCATGTTGAAGAGTGAAATATATTGGACACACCGACGCGAGACAGAATGTAGGTGCCCTTGTCCGTTCGGTAGAGTCGGAATTCTATCCAGCGTCCCGAACCGAATCTGTGGGATGAGGATTCGCCTAAAAGCTCGCCGGAGAACCGGAGAGTACGTGTACCGTCTTTTACTTCATACATTTTATGGTATTCTCTCTATCTATGCGGTCTCAAGGGCCATATAGACGCAGTGCCCGTCCCTCAGCTCGAAGCCGGGGTGATTTTTGAGTGTTGACATTATTTTTCTCCTTCGTCGGGGTACGGGTATCGCTCCCGAATCTGTTGAACCTTGT